ATGACTCAGAACAGACCTTCATTTCTTGTCACAAAGCTTGTCACAAAAAACAAATTTATGACAATCACAACACACTTTTACCTAAACAACTACACAAGGAAAGACGGAAAACGTCAAATTTTTTATGATGTTTCCATTAATAAAGAGAGAGAAAGAATACCCACCGGTCTCTATGTTAAACCTGAACACTGGGATAATATGAATAGAAGGGTTAAAAAAAAGTTTGATACTGAAGATATCAATCTATCTCTTGATAACATGGACTCAAAGACAACCGAAATAAAAACTCATTATAGATTATCAAAGGGAGCATTTCTGGATATTAAAACTTTTAGAAACGAATTTTTCAGTAAAACTCCAAAATATGATTTCATTTCATTTATGAGGCATAATATTGAAGAAGTGCCTACTAAGGAATCATCAAAAAGACATGCAAGATCTGTTTTAGCTAAACTGGAAGAATATAAAAGCCCCTTACCATTTAATAATCTTACATTAGGCTTTTTTGAAGACTATAGAGGACACTTGTATAAAAAGGGAAATAAAAATACAACTATAAGTGGTAACATTAAGACAATAAAAAAATATATAAATCTTGCCAGAAAACACGGACTCTTCATCAATTTTGACACAGATGAACTAAAAGTCGGATCAATGGCAGGAAACAAGACTAATCTTACTATAAAAGAAGTTAGTATTTTGAAAGATTATTACTTTAGTGAGGATATCGATCCTCTACATATGTTAAGCCTTGGTTATTTCTTGTTTTCTTGCTTTACAAGCATGCGAGTTTCGGAGATTCAAAATCTAAAAAGGTTTGACCTGAAAGGAAATGCCATTACTTTTCATTCAGAGAAAACAGAAAAATCACATACAATCGTGCTTAATAATACCGCGAAATCATTAGTAGAAAGTCAGCCCAGATTATTCGTAGAGCACCTTCATGCAAACTACATCAATAGAACTCTAAAAAACATAATGAAACTTGAAAAAATAAATATCAAAAAAAACGTTTCTATGCATACCGGCCGACATACATTTGCCACCAATTTTTTAAGAAAAGGCGGCAATGTAAGAGACCTGCAGCAGATACTTAATCACTCAAGTATTCTGACAACAATGATATATGTGCATATCGTTGAAAAAGAATCAAACTTATCTATCTACCTAATGGATTAATTTATAGTTTCGGTGACAAATTCTACCTCGTAGGTATTGTCACCGACTTTATCCTTGTTAAGTCTTACTATTAAATGAATATTGTTATAGCAAAATATATGTTTTTTAATGTTCATTCCAACAAAACTTTCAGCATTCATTATTTTAGTCCAATTATATTCGGTTCCCCTTACTCTTTGGCGTAACCACTTTTTAAAATTTTTATCAAACAATTCCGGATGAGCACAACCGGGAATATTCTTTGAATTATTCTGGCCTGCGACTAAGCCATCATAATAGACAAGTCCAATAAGATCATCAGCATCTTTTTTAACAATGGCAGTTGGAACAGAGTTTTCTTTAGGTTTTAAAACAGGTAACGGATATCCTGGTATTTCAATTTCATTTGTATCCTTATTTTTTGATCCATTAATTTTGGAGCCTTTATCATCATAATACATACTATCAAGTGAGTAATTATCAAGCTCAGGGAATTTAATTAAAAATGATTTTTTCTTCAGGTGATTTCTTTTTGGTTCCTTCACTTCAAAACTTTGAAAATCCTGAATAACATCAGGCTCCCTATCTCCTAATTTATTCATAATTACCTTAGCACCTAATACTTCAAGATCGTAATTAAACCAATTTTTAACACCATTAACATAATCACCAAAAGTAATATTAGGAACCGCCCTTGCAAGGTTAATCTCATTAGCATTAATCACTACTTTAGTTTCCTCACTTCCTGAGTTATTCTCAGTTAAAACATCAGATATAAGCTCAAAACTTATAATATTATATTCTGAACCATCAGGATTAATGGGTACATAATCCGCATAGAATGTAATTACATTATCTGCATCCCTATTGAAATATGAAGAAAAATTTAAATTAATTGTTCTTATAATCCCACCATCAAAAAATTCTTTAAAAGCATAAACATCAACCCCATTAACACTAATTTTTAGTTCTACTGTACTATTGTTAAATGTTTTAAAATCAAAAGCTCCTACAATATTATAATTTCCTTTTGGTAAAGAACCTATGCTTTTATTGTAAGTTCTTTTCCTTAACCTTATGACATGCCCATTAATGTAATAACTAAAGGGGTCATCAGTATTATAATCTAAAGGACTAGCAGTTACTCCAACCTTTGTTTGAGATTTCATAGTAAAATATTCTGTTCCGGAAAATAGCCACCGTTGCTGGAGATCCGGATCAATTAGTATATCACCAATTAAATCATACCCAGCATCTGCAAAACCGACCTTTAATAAGTAGATAGGATGTGGACAAGGATGAACGATATTCAAATTATTGATATCACCATTTCCTGCAATATAATTCTGCTTAAATTTACATAATCCATTATCTATAACACTGTCATTATAATATCCATCAAAAGCATTCCACATGTTGCTATTTTGGTCATATTTTTTGGTAAATATTCTTGGAAAATTATAATTAACAGAAGGCCATTGTTTAGTTATTATAGATTCAGCATGCGTATAGATATTATCTACTTTGAAACTATCTAATGGAAGTTCATTCAATTTTTTTTCAAAATTTGGAATTTCTTCTAAGCCAAAATCTATCTGCCCAATCAACTTATTTCCCTCAGTCGTTTGGATCTCTAATTTCGCTTTGTAAGTTTGATCTTCAAAAAAAAGTAATCCAGGAATATTCGTTTCAAGATTCTTACTTTCAAAGCTTGAATAATCACCAAACGTATTAAGAAAGACATCATCTAAGTAAATTTCGAAGGGAAAGAAAAAAGGAGTTAATGTTTTTTGACTCATCATTGAGTTTTCTTCTTGAGTGCTAAATTTAACATTGGATAAATCTATTACTCCTTTATCCGTATAAAACTTTATTTCCATTATTCTACAATTAAAAATTCTAAATCAAACTGAATTAGCTCTACAGTTGTATCTTTTTCAGGCAGTTTTTGGGTGATACAGAATCCACGATATACTTTATCTTCATACTCTATAAAACATAACTTACTTTCAATAATTTCATTAATCGTTGGAATACATTTAGCAATTAAAAACCCAGTATTTATAACTAAAGTACTTACTTTGCTCACATCATATTTTTCTTTCAAACGGGTCAAAACATTTTGGTCATAAATATGATTATAATCAGGATTCTTTTTAATGTGACCAGTAAAAGTAAAAGCTTCCGGAACCAGATTCTGATTTTCAAATTGAATATTGATAACAAGAGGGCCGGGCCATAGAGATGTATAATAAATCAACTTCTTTTCGGGCGTTATTTCAATTGACTTTTTTACTGGAAAAATGATTTTATCTTCTTCATCTTCAATCTTTAACCTTGTAATCACACCATCTTCAATTATATTGGGTGCTCCTATTCCAATATTAGAAGGATTTAAAAGCCCTTGAATGTAAGTAAAGATATACTTTGATCCTGGAACTCTTTGCCGATGAAGATTATTAGTAAGTAAAGGAAATCCTGAAGGTTTTTTACCCGGATAAAAATAAATTGAATCAATAGATTCACTATGAATAACATTATAATCTGCATCTAATTCTTCCACTAACACTTTAACTTCTGCCGGGTACATCCATAATTTATTATCTAAACGTGAAGGAGCATTAGGTTCTCCAAGCACACTTTTTTTTAGCCTCACAAAATATTGATGAATTTTAGCTCCCAAATCAAAGGAAGCCCGATCATTATAATATGGAACCACCAACGATCTTTCAATTATTTTTGTACCCTCTTCATTTTTAAAAATGACATTTAATGTTGATTGGACAAATCGTGAAGTATTATTTCGGCGAACAAAATTTATTCGTTTATCATCCAAGCAAAAATTATAAGATTCTTTGTTTGATAAATAAACGAAGCTTATAACAGATAATGAAACAGGTACAGAAATAAATTTATTCTCAAAATTAATTTTAATTTCTCCAGATAATTCCCCTATTGGCAACGTTTGAGAATTCAAAGTACTAACTGTTATTTCAATATCTGTATTGCCTGAATTAGATGATAATTCAAGCCATGAAGGAGCTACAATAGTAAATGCTTTTCCATAAGGATTGATAATTCTTAGTTTCTCTGATTTTACTTCTGCTGCTGCCTGAAGTAAAGAGAATGCTAATGAAGTTGGTGTGACCAATAAATCTTTGTTCAATACAAACAAGTGTATCAAAAATGAATAAGCATTAACGGACGATCCACCAACAAGCTTTTTCTTTATTAGACAACTAATTTCGTACATTCCTTCAATAGGAAGAGCTGCATTATTTTGAAGAGGAGAAGAAGGTTCAAGCAAAAACTGATTATTCTGAATTACATCAATATTCTTAAAAATCGCCAGATTATTGAAAAAAGAAAGATCAGCATTAATAGAGTTACCTTGAATCAGCACATTCTGATCTCCGGATAATTGATTATTCTGTCTATTAAAAATTACATTATATATTTTCTTCTCTGTTATAATAGTTTCATTCCCTTGAATTGTTAATCCTATTTTTATAGAAGTCTGATTTATAAATTCTAAAAACCCAGGTGTATTTGGAACACCATATAATGTAAAGTATATTTCCGTATTATAATTACCATCCTGAAGATTATCAAAATTTTTAAAAATAAGATAGAAATTCTTATTAAGGTTAGGTGAAGTAGTAGAAAATGAATCAATAATTGAGTTTCCGTCAGAAACATCATTGACATCAATGGGAGTACCTGAACTGTTAGAATCAATTCTAAGACGATATTGTGAATAAACTTTACTTGTAGAATATTGTAAGTCAATTTTCACATTAGCAGGTAAAGGATCACCTCTTTTCCAGGTAATATTGGTCGTGAGTGTATTTGCGTTTAAATAATCCTGTGGTTCTCCTCCACCTTCTGGGAATGTTAGTGGCATATTAATGTTTGTTTTTATTAGTTAATGTTAGATATTCTTCAGTCATTTCATGAACATCCTTTCCGGTTCTCGCGTTTTTCAGGAAATACCCTTTAACCCCATTCTCTTTGAGATCAATCATAATTTCAGTATTTGCTTTGATAATTTCTATCGCTTGGATAAGTAGTTCATCATTTCCGGAAGATCTCGCCTGAGCTGGATAAAGCCCTTCTTCAAAACCTTCAACTCTTTTAATTTCGTTCATGTACGTTCTTTGAATTGCCGGATCTATCTTTTGCATCGTCTTTCCGGATACAACAAGTTCCGGCATACTGGCTCCCGCTTCTCCCACTAGCATAGTAGGTTCATCATAAATCCCTGTTTTAGACGCTCTTCTTCTTGCATTAAAAAGTTTATTGTCTTGAGATCTTAGAACAGGATAGAAGCCGTCTTCTGCACCTGGAGCTGCTGGAAGGGGCTGACTCATCACAGTTCCCAACTGCACAGCACCAAGTGCGCCAATAATTACTGATAATGGAATTGCCATAGGATATCCTGGATTTACCCAAGCCTGCATAATAGCAAGAGCAGTATTAGATACAATCTCAGCGATTTGCATCATCCTTTGTCGCTTCGCCTGTTTATACTCTATTTCAGCTTTTTTGCGATCTAACTCTGCATCAATAGCCATTGTTTCCTTCTTGTATCGATCTTGAGTAATTAATCCAGCATCTAATTGTGATTGCAGTTTTTTCTTCTTCTTATCACTGCTGATCTCCATTTTTTGAAGCATTTTTTGCTCATTAGCCTGAACAAAAGAGCTATAAGCACTAAACATGTTCTTTGCTACAGTAATAGCAGCACCAACTTTATCAATCTTATCTTTTAAAGAATCTGTATTACTGAACAAAACGAGCCATTGATCCTGTGTTAAACCAAATAGATCTGTAGACCCTTTACCGAAAGCAGATAATTTTCCACTAATTTTTTCAGAATCACCTTTTTTTAGTTTGGTAATTTCTGCCATTAAAGTGGCTATTTTATTTTTATACTCTTCAATCGTTTTGATTTGATCTTCTGTTACGAATTCAGGAGTAATTTCAGCGAACATGTTGAAAATATCAATCTGGTCCTGAAGAAATATTACCTGCTCTTCCAGTGACTTTTTTTGATAATATTTTTCAATGGCAGATTTACCTTCTTCCCAATTCGTAATCAACGCAAGTGTTTCCTTAGAAAAGCCTTTACCCTCAAGGAATTTTTTCTGAGATTCAAGTGTATTATTATCAGATATAGCCTTATTCTGCTCAGTGGTGATTGCTTTTAAAACAGTTTGTAAATTTTCTTCCTGTTTTTTTAAATCTTCTTTCAGATACTTTTCATCTAAGGCATAAATTTTAAAATTAGCTTTTTCTTTTTCTGCAATTTTAGTATCCTCAAGAAGTTTGTTCTCACGAATCCACTGATTTTTAATTTCAATAAATCTTTTCTGCAGATCACCTTTTTCACGGGCGATAATTTTATCTATATCATCAAAATCAGATTGTTTTATTTTCTGTTTGTCAAGATCAGAAAGACGCTTATCTCTTTCAGCTTCGATTTGAGCTTTTTCTTTTTCATATCCATCTTTTTGTTTATCAGCAAGTGCCTGCTGTTTCTGAGCTTCTAGCTCGACTTCCTTTTGATCGTAACTTTCCTGATTATCTAACATTTTCTGACGCATTCTCTTATAAGCATTTTCCGCTTTTTCAGCATCTTTTTCAGCATCAGTTTTTTTACCTTTTTTCACCTTTTCAGGAAGTGGTTGATAAGTAGACTCTTTTATTACACCTTCTGACTTCACCTCAGTTATTTTTTTCGCAATGGAATCAATACTATTATCTATGTTTTGTAAATCCTTATCTGTTTTCTGAACCAGATCATTTACAAACTGAATCCCTGCTTTCTGGGAGCCGTCAGGATTAAGCATTGATTTATCTTTCTTATTTTTATCCTGTGTTTCTTTGAATATTTCCTGTTTTCCGGCCAGTTTTTCTCTCTTTTCATATTGTTCATCCAAAAGTGCTTGTAAGGCTCTTACTTTACCAGCAGCTTTAATTTTTTCGATTAGAGAAGAATAGACTTGATCCAGTTTTTTAGTTGCCAGATATTCAGAATCCAATGTTCCTTTGAATTCAGGGGCTATTTTGATAAGCTCCTCATATGCTTTTTTTCTATCTGCTAATTGTGAATTTTTATCTTTCAGTACTCTAACAAGTGGCTCTACCTTGCTTTTCAGCTCAGCGGAAGACTTCGCTTCTTCATCATTTATTCTCTTTGCCATTTCCGACTGAAACATCATCTCTTTTGATTGCTTACTGGCTGATTTAGCAGCTTCGTCAGCTGATGATTTAAATAGCATGTATGCAGTAACTACACCCATAACTAGTGCAGCAACTGCTCCCCAAGGACTCGCGGCCGTAACTAAATTAAGCCTCTCCTGAGCAACTGCTTGTAAATTAGTACTACCAGTTAGCCTACCTAAAGCCAATGCCCCATATCCTAAGGAAATATTGTATAGATTCTGCCAAGTTGTGCTTAACTGTTTCAAAAGATTACTTGTTTTTTCAACGATAGTATAGGCAAGCAATTTCTCTTTTACTTTTGCCAAGGTCAGTTCTGACAAAGCAAGAGCTGCATTATATGAGAAAATAGCAGTAACAGCTACAGTCATTATTTTAATGAGAAACATCAATGATTCTCTAAACATAGTTACTCCACCTGTCTCATCTTTCACAACTCCAAGCAACTTTCCAATGACATCAATAAGCCAAGCTAAAACCTTTGCAACCTTTTCACTTGTGTAAATCTCCTCCCACTTTCTCTTCAACTTATCATATATAGCGGCTGCATTATTATTAACTTTATCAAACTCTTGCTGAAGTGATGTAGCATCTTTCACTGCTCCATTGGAAAGTTCGATTGATTTTCTGAATTTTTCTGTATTATCGGAGGCCGATCCAATAACAGCTAATACTTCATTTGAGTTAAGTTTTAATCCGTCAAGAATTTGGGACAATTTTACAGGATCAAGACCTTTTGCACCTTCTGAGAATTTCAAGAAGAATTCCATTGGATCTTCATTAATAAGCTTTTCAACTTCTTTCTGCGAGATCCCCATTACTTTTGCAAATGCTGCAGTTTCTTTAGCAGCTGTTCTAATGAAGTTCATATAACCGGATGAAGCTCTCTCTGCATCAATACCACTTTCTTCAAAAGCACCCCCTAATGCTAATGTTTCCGCAATAGATGGTTTTAAAGCTTCCGGAAGCTGACCTATTCTCAATGCAAAATCAGCCATGTTCTCTTCACTGGCTGCTCCATCTGCTCCAAGTTCATTAAGTCCTGAACCTATCTGATTAATAGCCTCAGGAATACCCAAATCTTTTGTTTCCTTGAACAAACCTTTTATCTTTCCAATCTTCTCTGCAACTTTTTCCACACCACCTGAAAAGGAATCCCCAAGAGCCACATAAGCTTTATCAACTTCACGGGTGAATTCTTTAATCTCAGCTTTAGGAACCCCTAACCTCCCACCTACTTCCGCTATCTTTAATAGATCTATCTTGTTAGTTCTTGTATCAAAATCAACATAAGCAGCAGTAAGTTCTTTGACTTCATCGATGGTCATCCCGGTTGTTTTAGCAACCGCCGTCTGTGCGTCAACTAACTTGTTGTTAAGATCTACTACCTCTTGCATCTTTATGAGGATACCTGCAAAAGAAGCAACAACAGCGGCTATTACTCCTATGTATTCATTAACAGAATCAAAGAATCCACCTCCCTCTTCCGGTCCTTCCCTTAACTCTTGTATTCGTTCGTTGATCGCATCTAACTCATCTCTGGTAGCATTAAGCCCTTCACCTGGTGCCATGTGTTTCATAGCCTCCTTAAGCCCTTCTGCTCTTCTTGTTAGCTGATCTATAGTGAGAGACATTATATCCATAGACTTAACCTCCTGGTCTATCTTCTCTCTATTATCATTGATTGCTTGTTGGGTTTTCTCAATCTCAGATCTGAGCGTCTTATACTTATCCGTTGTTTTATCGAAAGCCTGTTGATGAACCAGCTGTTGCTGAGTTAATGATGATATCTCTTCGTTAATAGCTTTTAATGATTCTTCAGACTTTTGCTTTACCTTATCAATCTTCGTTTGAAACTTCTCATATTCCTTACTACCTACCTGGTATAAGGACTGTTGATTTCTTAATGATTTTGTTTCATTAATTAATGACAGCTCATTCTCTTTCCTCTTTGAGTTAAGTTTCTCAATTTGCTTGGTCGTAGTACCCAAAGTCTTCTCCTCACCCTTTCTTACCTTATCAAGATCCTTCTCTTGCTGCGTTAAGTCTTTCAATCGAACACCCAATACCTTATTGGCTTGTTCAAGATCCAGAACCCTCTTCTGAGCTTCATCACCATTGATAACAATTTTGAGCTTTAGTATCTCATCTGATATAACCTTTGCCATTAGATTTTTTGGCAATGTTACAGTGATATGACAGCATACAACGTTACATCAAAACCTATATAAAGAGGCTATTGAATAGATGATATACTATAATCAAACTGCTAAACCGGGCATAATCTCAGATCTGAACAAGGACCTGTTCAGGGGGTAGCAGCTCAGCCAGCCTGGAACCATATTTCCGGCCAGATAAGGCCCTGCAACTGCAAATACGTAATACGGCGGCTCGGCCTCTCGCTTTGAAAGCAATGGTAAAAATACATTTCGAAAGGTTTAAGTGCTGAAAATCAGATTCTTGATATTTTTACTTTTAAATTTTTTGTAATAAATGGGATATTTTACCTGATAAAAAGCACTATTTATAATTATTATAGTTTCTTAATTAAAGAAGCTTTTGAATTGATTTAAGAATAAAGTAATTGCAGAAAACAAGATGCAATCTTCTTATAATCAATAGAAATTTAGAAAACAAAAAAGAAAATTATTAGAATTTTTAACTGCAACTCTTGAAAAGAGTAGTGAAAGTATTATTTCTTAAAATAACCAAAAATGAATGTTGCAGGATAGAAAATGAATAAAAATGATTCTTTGGAAAATGATAGATTCCGGAAATAGTTGCAGGGCAAAAAAAAGCACCGACTGTGACGAGCCGGTGCTTAAATAATCCAATTAGATTATAAATGCTTTAACGTTCTACAAATGTATGAAATTATTGAATCTTTTCTCTTAATTTATTAATAATAAAATATGTATTGGACATGCAATTTTGAGAGGGATATTCATTCTTAACTTTATCATAAAATTCATTTGCCTTGTCCGATCCTATATGTTTTTTAATAATATAGAGCAAACTATTAATTTCCAAATATTCTTTAAACCTACTATTTATATCAGGAAGGCTATAAACTATAGGTTTATGAGATATTGTTTTTAAACCTAAAATTTTATTTTCAAATTCAGTTTTTTCCATTAAAACCATTTTTTTCAACCATCTCAATTATATTAATAACCCTTCTTTCTAATTCTTCTGTTATAGCAAGCTTTGGTACATTTCCGTAATAAGCAAGACTAGCTCTATCTATAGTTTCAGCACCTGAAGTTCTAATCATGATTCTACCAGGTGGGTAAGTAACATTTTTAGAACAAGCTCTTTTTATATTTTGAGCAAAATTTAAATACTCAAGAGTCTTTACAATTACTTTAAACATCATAAGAGAAATCTTCTTTTGATTTTTTTTTCTTATGGAAATAATTTTTTTTGATATTCGTTTCTTATTACTCATTTTACATTTTTTTTTAAAGTTATACTAAGAAGGATATGGTTTAAAAAGATCTTCTGTTAAAAGCACTCCATTTTGTTCTAAAATACTAAGTACTTTCAACTCTTGATAGCTAAGTGATCTTTTCAAAGCATTTCTTTTATCTCTCACAACAGATTGAGATACATAACCATTTTCAATAAAAAACTTTTCATTAATTGAAAAAGGCGAACTCTCCCAAGGACCATAATAAGTAAGTATATTTAAATTTTCGCAGCTCATATTTCACCGTATTTTATTTTTTCATCAATGAATTCTTTTACTAATTTTTCATAATCTTTCTGAAAATCTCTATCCTTATAAAAATCGATTGTTTCCCACATTTTATATACCAGGTAGAAGGGAGATAAGCTTTCTACCTTTGCAATAAATTTGGGCCTTTTATCATGGTAAATGTAGATCTCACCATCATCTGATTTTAAAAGTTTTAAACCTTTCATAAAACAAAATTAAGAAATAGTATCAAAAAAACGCCCAAGGCATCAGAAGACAAATTGTCCTCCGTAGCCTTGGGCGTGTTTTAAAATTGGGTGAGAGCTTTTTTAAAAACGGAGGACTTTATTTAAATCTCCATTTTCATTTTTTGACTAATCTCCTATCGTTTCCGGATCTGAATAACTGGTTGTTTTATCTCTCAAGATATTCATCCATTTTTTACGACAAATAAGATATTTAAGAGCATCTGAAAGATTCGTTGAGTACATTGGTCGTTTTTCCAGAGGAAGCTTCTCAGAAGACTTATCCTTGAAGATCTGACGGATACCTTTTGTATTACTTTTCACAATCTGTTTTGCTACATTCATGGAAGATATAAGCTGTCTACACTGGTATTTATCAAAAAGTAAAAATGGTAATTCCTTATAATTCCCACTAAACATTGCTTTTGCTAAGTTAAATTCTTCTTGCTGTGTAATGTTTCCTTGGTTACGTGACATTAAATTGACTGTCCATCCGGTAGAAGTTCCATCTGGTTTAGTTTCTAAAAACTTTTTAACTTCAGCCGCCCAATCACGGCCAACACTTTGATAAGCATTACCGGATCTATCATAATACACATCAATGGTTTTATTTTTATGGTTTTTGAAGAATTCCAAGAACCGGGCGCAGATCTTCTCTGTTTTTTGACCAAGTGAATAGAAGTTCTTCAATAATCTGAGTGTATTCCCTTGTGTTTGACCAACTACAAATGAAATCATATCTCCAAAGTCCACTCCTAGTTCAAGAGGCCGGTTATGGATACAGTACTTAAGATCTGTGGAAAACGTTTCTGCAGCATCACCCGTTTTATAACGGAAATAGTTTTCTTTGATAATACCATCTGTATAGATATGCCGATCATCAAAACCAACATAAAAACGCTGGCCGGCTTCCACCTGTGGCGGCTGAGATAAAACGGATGTATTGAATTCAATTTCTCCAAGAGCTTCAAGAGCCGTTTTGAAAAAATCAAGACGTAGAACATTGACATTAACAAATGATGATGCCTTGTAGAAGAAAGTTGAACTTTTTCTAAGCCTTGTTTTTAGGACTGTGAGTTTTTTAATCAGGTTTTTGAATTTCTTCAGAAGCCTTTCATTTCTTTTTCTGGCAGCTCTTATTGCATTGGCTGTAGCTTTATTAAGTTCTAATGAGATCTGAAGCAGATACTTAATCTGCTGTTTGTTCATTTCTTTTTCCTTATCAAGAATCCAGTCATATTCTCCCGGCATAATGATATTAGGATAGTCGGTAGTGAAAGTAACTCCAAGATAATAAGGTGAATGACCAAAAACTGTAGCATCCCCTCTGAGGGCAGGAAATAGCCTGTCAATTCTTTTCTTTTCAAGATATTTAGTTTCATCTCCAACAATATGTTGATACGAGTTACCAGCTCCGGAACTCGGTGTATCCATCGAAATATAATTGAAGAAATTCCCGGTAAAAGTGGAAATCGTGTGCTTATACTCCTGAGGAGTTTTGTATGGTTTTTTGAAGTGATCCGGTGGTGCTTCATCTACTACGTAGTGAACCCCCTCTATCCAGCCTTTCCTTTTCCAACCATCAATAATGGAAGGCACAACATTCTTTATAAGATTTGTGTATGTATTACCAACAACAGCAATATAACTATGTGGCATTTCATAACAGATATTCATCAATCTTTCTGATAGATAATCTGTTGTTTTCCCGGTACCACGTCCAAGGATCAGAAAAAGGTTTTGAGGCTCCATGAGATCCGTCAACATCTTAAGCCAGGTAGTATAACGGAGCTCTACATCATCATAGGACGAAAGCGAATCAACTCTTACTGTCTGTCTCTTCATCTTCAAAGATTCTAATAGGAATTAACATTGCTTCTTCTTTCAGTTTTTCAATGGCTTTGGGAGATAACTCTTTAGTATTATCATCTATCCAGGCTTCAATATCTGCAAGACTTTCGTTTCCAATTTCAAACTGATCCATATCTGTAGTATATACTTTGATAGGTTTGGCAAACATTTCCCGTGGAAGTTCTGGCGGATCTTCCTGATCTAACTGGCGAAGTAATGAAGCTTTATGAGCAATACGGCTTGCCTTCTCAAAGTCTGAAGCATTGGTAGAGAGTGCTCGTGACATTTCATAATCCTGATCTAGTTTAGCAGCATAAAAATTACGCCAAGCTTTTTTGGATATCCCGGTATCTGCATTAAAATATTCGAAAGCTTCATTATAAATATTTAGGGCCGCTATGCGGTTATTTTTAAAGGTTTCTTCAAAGGTTACAAGATGTTTAATTATCGCTTCCTTTGAACCATATATATCAATGCGATTCATCATTTTGTAGATCTTATCCAGCATTGCTACATACTCGGCAAATTGTTCCGGAACATTCCCACTTTGCCCTGATTCTATCCACCTGTATAGATCATCAATATTATAATCCGTCAATTTCTTCGCCATACATTATTCTTTTTCTAAGTTCAACAAGCCTTTGATTCTCTCTTAATTTCGTCATCTGCTGAATTGCGGTGATATTGCCTGATTTTGCAATTTGAGCTAATTTCATCCCGGTTTCTGCTTCTACTACCAAGATTCCACGGTCATAATGATACCTCACAAAAGAATACTCCTGTTGGAATTCTTTTCTTAGTTCTTTTCTGGGAATATCAAGATAAACTGCGATTCTGTCAATATCATAACCAGCTCCAGCGAGATCTTCTACCTGCTCAAGCTGCTCCTGGGAAAGTCTAACATCATAAGCTTTCATAAAAAGATTCGTTTTCTAAATTTGTAAACCTGTTCCTGATTGGTTAGAATAAACTGATTAAAGACTTCTGATTCATCCCATTCTCCGGAACCTTCCAAAACCAAGTAAAATTCTCCAGCTTTTATAAGCCCTATCTTACTGTTATTATTTGCAGTAATAACTTTAAAGTTGGCATTATCCTTTTCTGCTGAATTCAGTTTATCAAAAACAAAAGGATTTTCTGATTTTATTTTTTTGGATATAAGAATTTTAATACTTCCAATTCTCCCATTTTCCTGAAGCCTCAAAAGAGTTTCAATAACTTTTAATCCTATGGTCCTTGAACTGATGTAAAGTTCATTAATAAAGTGCCTCCGAGCAATCCAAAGAACGAAAGTGAAAATTGAAAATTCTTTTTCCGAATGCAAAAAGAACGTTTCTCCATCTGCCGGAATTCTCACCAGATCATCAACTGTATCCACCTGGTCTATTTGATGATTGAGATAAGCAGAAAGAGATCCGGAATAAAATTCACTCCATCCGGATTCTTCTTTAATCTCATCAATTTCAAAGAATTTATTCCTTTTCATTGAGTTTCTTATGAACTAAATCTTTCTCCTTCTCATATCCTGCTAGTTCTTTTTTCAGTTCTTCTGTTTTTTGAGGATCTTTGTTTTTGGTTATTTTTCCTTTTGTTCTGGATACATAGGATTTTAAATTGTTAAACCTATTGGAAAGTTCTGCAGGAGTCATGGCTGAAATAGACCTATCAAGCTTAAGATCTGCAAAAATTTCGTGTTCACCCAAAATCTCACTATTTTCTGCATAATGTTTCAATTCTTCGTGAATCTCCCTGTTTAATTGGAAATCTTCCAAGAGTTCATTAGCAATATTGAAAATTTCCACCTCTGTTAATTGAGGTTCTACCACGGAAGCTACTTTAGTAAAAAGCTCTTCGTGTGCAGCCTTATAACTATCAAAGGCAGTAATTGCATCGCTTACCAAAATTTTGAATTCATTTGGGCATTCCTTGGATCTAAGGAATGGATATTGAGCATACAGCTTTAATCCGCCTTTAGCATCCTTTTCAATTTCATCTAAGAACTTGGTAAAAGCATCCTTGTTTTCTGCTAATACAATTTCCAGATCATGTGGAGGCAGTTCCGGTACCTTTTCTTTTTCTAATTTAAAATTCCTGATATCCTGATCCTTGATATTTAACAGCTTTTTCAGATCATATTTAAGGTTTTCCAAATTCTGAGGTGTAAATCCTTTGGTATTGTAACTTCTTGACAGATGCCTGCCTCCTCCATGATTGATAAATACCACAAGTCCAGTATTAAATTCTTCCTGAGGGCTTTCCCAATCTGTAGTGAGAAATTCTAATGCTTTTGTACTCATTTTATTTTTTTAACAAAATTTGACAATTGCCAGCAATTGCAATGTTACACTAAAAGAAAAAGCCTGCTATAAAGCAGGCTCCATGTTCTCGCATAAGGTCATTTAAAGATTTTTAATTGCACTTAAGCTTTCCGGATCTTTTGAAAGATTTCTTAAAATACTCCGGCATGCTAAATGAAAATCATGACGCATAATTTTTTCATCCCGGTTTAAATCCCCTTCCGAAAGATTGGCATCTTCAAAAAGATGAAAGAGCATATCTTCCAATTCTTCCGGAGAATAAGAAATTAATAATTCTTTGATAGGTGAAAGGATTTCTGTGTTTGGGAATGCAGTTCCACTGTTTTTTTCCGATCTCATGATTTTAGTCTATTTTTAAGTGAATCATAAGAACGGACAAGACGTATATATGCTAATATGAAATTTCTGTGAATAGCATAGTGTTCACGGCCATCCGGAGTGATAACTGACAGTCTTACATCACCTTTCTCTAAAACTTTATATCTAAAAGATCTTAATTTATTTTTGCGAAAGAACTCGCAAGGTGTATCTAATTTCTTAGGCTTTTCTTTAAAACCTTTCACAGCCTGTGCGCCGGCAAAGCGGAAAATATCCAATGATGGAGTATCTTCTAAACTGATTGTGTGAGTCATACGACAATATATTTAAAAGTTAAATCCAAAAAAACACCCCCGTAGGAGTTGACTCACCGTTACGAGAACGCGTTAGGGTATTACTACTCCTATACTCCTGGGGGATTATATTTTTACAAAAAATTTTTTACGGGTTTTCCGTAGCGGTGAGTCACTGCAAATATATAATATTTTTCAAATGCTGACAAAAAATTATTCGTTTAATAATCCTGAGTCTTTCGCTAACTGCTCAAAGCTGTTCTTAACTTCATCTGTAAAACCAAATGAAAGTCTTTTTATAAGAAAACGTTTGCTGGAGAAAATAGGTGTATTGTGTATTGGAAAAAAATTCTTTTTGATTTTTCCTTTTCTTACTTTCTTTGAACCTATACTATAGCCTGACTTCGCCCGCACTGTTTTCATATCCACAAAACGAAACGCACTTATATGACTATATACAAGTGTATTGTCATTAACAGAAATACCCCTTTTATTCCATTTTCTGTTGGTAAAACCCACCATCTGCCTCTTGGTATCTTCAAGAATTGTTTTCGCATGATCTTCAAGAGTCTTTCTTATGAAAAGCCCCTCAATAATTCCTACGTCTCTATTTCTTTTTTCTGATAGTCCCATGATTATTGCGTAAAGAAATCAATAGTCCATCCATTACAGCTAGCCTTTCCCCGGACAGGATCTATATCTACATTGCTCATATCTAATCCTGATAACATAGGGTAGCATCCATCTTCCATTTTATCCAAAACAAAATCTCTCACTTTCTCCGTGACAATAAGTGTTCTCTCATATAACATTACAAAATCATCATTATTGATTGCAGAATAGTCTGTTTTTTCAAGGATCTGAAGCTGGAAAACCGGAAGCATCTTAAAACTGGATATTTTCCCTTTATGACCATAAGAAGGAATTACACCAATCAAAAGCATATTATCTGAAGTACTTACTTCTGATACAAAATCAGCAAGATCAGAATCATCTACCAAAGTGATTGTTTTGTTTATTTCAGGATTTTCAGATTTAATTTCTGAAAGCATCTCTTTAAGTTCTAGTGGTCTCATTATTTTTACTTCTTTCCTGTTCGTCTAATTCTTTTTTCTTCAGCTCATACAGGCGTACAAGCACCATCCACATATTGGTTTGTTCAACTTCCTTATAAGGTCCGAAAACCTGACTTTCTGCCAGTTCCGATATAATGCTTCGCATGCCGGTTCCGGGAATATTACTTACAAATTTTTCTACCCCTGATGTTGTGTAAATAAGAGATAGATCAATAGGATTTCCCATTACATTTATTTCACCCCCTAAAACATAGGTTTGAATTGAGGAGAAAAACAAGTAAAACCCGTAAAGGTGCCGGATATCAACATATTTAAAAATACTTTTTGCTCTTTTTCTGGAAATCTTATAATCATACTTTTCTCCTTTTTTCATGTAGAAAATTGCGAAAAGCATTCTCAATGCTTCAATATCTCCTGTATTTGTATAGTAAATATATTCGTCTAAGCCATCAACATACTGACCAAAAGTAACATACTTAAACCCATCTTCAGGACCGAAAAAATCACCAAACAACCAAAATTTAGGGTAATGGTTATTCTGAAAATCAAGTTTAATTTCAATCAGATTTCCATCTTCATCTTTCTCAAAAAAGTTTTCGACAAAAATGCTAAGCCTATTTACATTTTCTGTTGTTTCTTCAGAAACCTTTTTAGATCTTTTAAGACCAAGAAGTGCATATACAGCAGCAATCTTCATATCCATGAAGCTGATCTTCTTTTCTTTTGCCATCCAAATTATTTTTGCAAGATCTGCAAATTGCCGGCCGTCACACTCAGCAAGATTTTCAGGCATATAAAGAAACTTTTTTTTATGAGGTATTTCTATACTTATCATGTGCTTACAAAATTATCATCATCACTAAAGTCAAGATCCGGAAGCCTGAATTCTTCTAATTTTCTTTCCGGCTTTGTGAGGTTAGACATTTCATTTTCAATTTTCAAAAGATACTTTTCATAATCTGCTTCAAACTGCAAAGCAAGTTCAGACGGCATCAACTGGGAATTAACAGAGTTATTTTTTTTACTGGCATTTCCTGTGGATCGGACAATGGATTCTGGAAACATCTGGATATCCAAGTGGCGAAGTCCCCAGGTGATGGCATAATAAACAGCCGCTTTTTGGCAGATATTGTAAAGATCTACTTTATCTTTTAACTGGGTTCTATTTTGATACAAATCACTGCTTATTCTTGGTCTCATTTCCAGCTCTTCAAATTCTCTAAGAGCAGGCAGGAGATTAAGATATAGAAAGTAAGAGTCATTTAATCCGTAATGTTTTTCAAATTCAGGAAGTGAGGGCACAATAAGTTTACTATGCTGAAATTTTATTAGCCCAATAGTCATATTATTTTTAACCATGAATTTCAGAAGTAAATTCAAGTGTTTAAAATAAAAATGCTTAAGCGAATTATTATGTGTATCAATCTGCCATTCGAAAGCAGAAACTTCAAAATCATCTCTTCTCATCACACGCCCTTTATTGGTCATGGAAAGATCTCCCGTGGGAGCATAGTGAATATAAGATTTAAAGGCCACGGCAAATTTTACAAGATCAAAGAACTCTTTATTTTCTGGTGCCAATGGCTCAGCGGAAAGCAAATTATAATTATCATCACCAATAATCTCAATTATCTCATCTGTAGCAAGGACAAGTGCTGGGCGGGTTCTGTCCCAGGACATATCAGCATCAACGATTCCAACAGTTTTTTTAAAATCTTTTTGGAAGTCTTCTGGTTTAAATAGGAATTTCATTATCTGGGAGCATTTAAATTTCTTTGTTCTTTAGACATATCCTGTTGCATCTTTACCTCCTGATGGTACAAGCCCATTTTTAATTTTTTATGCGGGAAATTAGCTTTTATAGCCGCATTCATTGGATCCATTATCACCATTTCCGGAAGATCAATTCCAATTTGAAGATAATTATTAAGGGCATAATACTGCTCAGAACCGCTATTACTTTCCCCGGAATCCGAGATATTACCAATTGCGGTGTGTACCCCTACTCCTGTAGCTGTAGACTTATCCGCTTTATTTGCAATTGATATCTGTGCCTGCACTGTATCCTGCATTTTCTGATCTATTACAGTAATCTTCCAACCCATTTCAATAACATTAACACCTTCCACCACAAGCACCTGCTCAGAATGCCAGAATTTGCCTGCATTCTCAAGCCCGGAAAGAACTTTTTCGACGCTTTTAAGCATATTTCTTTTAAAGGTTTTAAACATAGATTCTTTAAAATCAATTCCTTTATCTGTACACTCTTGTTTGATATCATCTCGCTTTTGGTCCCAATATTCTTTTGGAGAAGTAATGTGATACTTGATATTGATTGAATTCTTACTAAGTGCTGCCAGAAACTTAGGCACATTATTGGACTGGATAATCCAAGGGATTGAACCAAGAATATGAGGGATACTGAAAAAATCTGAAGCAAAAGTATAAAGATTGGAATACTTTATACTTAACGGATATTTGAAAGGTTCAAATTTATCAAAAAACGGAAATACTTCTAACAATTCCGGCTGATCCTCCTTTGGAAGCAGCACATGGGTAGGAGTGTATAATTTACTTGCAACTAAAGGCTTTTTTGATGGTGAAATATGCTCAAGATGCCTAATTTTTGGAGCGTTTCCAATTCTCCATCCCTTGTTTTGAACTACTTTGGTAAAAAAAGATTCAATATGTGAAAAGTCTGTAGCACATTTTGCAAGATAGGTTTCATAATCCCAGGTATCTAACCAAGACTGTATTTCATCATCATTCTGATATTGACGATAAAGCACTCCCTGCTCATCAAATTTTTCTTCGTAAAGTTTAGGACCTTTTCCCCAATTAAGCCCAGTTTTTTTATTTAAAATTCCGGGAGATATGGAATTGGAATAAACGATATTCCGGATCTGAACAGGAAGCTCATTATTTTCCCCATAAGGAAAAACATTCCATTGCCCATTTACAGAAGAAAATGGGCGTGATGAAAAAACATCCATTGAAAAATAGGATTCATTTTTCTCCCGGCGCGGATCTACAACTTCAAAAGTAAAAGCTGCTGTATCTCCTCTTACAATGGCATCATCTCCTAAAAACTCTATCATGGGTAATTTTTAAATTATTAACTGTCATTAGTAACGGAAGCCAAAAATGTTTTCTTTCTCCTGTATCTGTATTCTCATATGCAATAAGATCATCAGCATACTTACTTTTTTTCCTGGGCATGCCTTTCGTTAGAATGGCATTATTAACCTTAATAAGACCACTAGAACTTCTTTGAGTTATACTACAACTTATAAAGCTAATCTTCACGGGATAATTTTCAGCGGAAAGTTTCCGCATCAGTTTAAGTGCATCATAAACATATATTGATTCCATTTGACAAAAGTATCAGGTAAAAAACTCCAAAAACGTTACACTAAAAAAAGCTGCTCACGGATGAGCAGCTTTCACCAACATATATATAATAAAAAAATACTTATTTCCTTGAGGCCTCTACCAAGTAGGTTTTTTCTGCTTTAATTACTCTCAGATTAATGACAGCATCTTTCAGCGCAATCCAATTGGTAGCTTCTTTCAACAATACAGGAACAGTTCCTGCAGGTGTATTTTTCAATACTACGGGAACAGTTCCCCCACCACCAATAAGGGTAATGATTTGATTATGCTCAAAGTTGGAAGCTGTAATCTTCACATCTGCTGTAACAGTAGTTGCAGGAAGTTGATAAACTGGTCCATCCGCAATCTGAAGATTTACATTTTCATCAGTAAGTTGCTTAGGCTGGGCAAAATTAACATCACCATTGTAGAACTTGATGAAATCCCTGTTAATCATTTCTTGCTCGAAAGTCAATGTGTTGATATTTCCATCTTTATCATCTTTTCCAGATGCTGTAAGAACTAGCGGATGGCAGTCTGATCCCATTACTCTCATTTCTTCATCACTTCCACAACCTCCATAAATAATAACAAAGCCCTCTCCCATGTATTTTTTAATAAAAGACATAGCGTCCTTAGTTGTCCCCGGATGTTCCCCTACATACTTATTCATCGCCCCTCTACCATCTGGATTTCCTGATGATTCAAAGGTTGCCGCCTGCGTCGGTGCAGTCATGTATATTTTAAAGAAATTGGTACCCGGTTTAAAGGTAAAATTTCCTTCCAGACTAACCCCATCTTCTGCCACTGTTGGCCATGTTGCAATATCATCAGCAAGAGCTGCAATCGCGTTAGCTTTTTTAGGTGTTGGAGTTCCTGCGTTATTTCTTGATTTTTTTAGATCTTGTCTCATATCTGTAAAACCGATTTACCTATACATCGAGAGGTTTTTGGTTATTAAAATTTACCCGGATTATCCTCTTGAATATTCGTTCCAAACACCATCAATAAAAATTAAATCAATGTATTTGGCAGCAGAATCCATTACATAATCTGATGCAGTTTTTATATTTCCGACTGTTTTAACAGTTAATGCTGAACCAGCTGCTTCACCACCAAAAATTCTGATTGTATTTCCTTCAGCACCTCCTGTGATAGAAGCTAAATTTACAGCCACTGTACCTTTGTATACAAACTGATTTGATTTTTCATATACAATAGTATCTGTTTTGAACTCCATTTTTGTAGGAGAAATTTCCGGAGCAGTTGTTCTTGAAACTTCTTTCCATGTAGCACCCGCCTTTACAAGAGTAAGCGTGCCCCCAGATTTAAGATCAAAATCACTAGTTAAAAGAAGTTCTGCATTTTTCTTCACCTTAACATTTGAAGTAAGAGATACATTACCTCTGATAAATAGGTAATTTCCAATGTTACCTTTGATAGAAGTAATATCTGTTGTAAAGTCTACAACCGGTGTAATTCTATTATGATTTGCATTAACAATTCCATTTGCGAAATCAAAGAATGGAATATAGAAATTTTTGTCAAACAACGGTTCCGTATTAGACCAAACTGCCTGCAATTCATATTTCAATGGATTATCCGGATCTGTTTCAAGACCAATGTGATTTACTCCGATTCCCAAACGATAGTCAGCAAACGCATAAACATCTCTTAAGAATTTTTCGAAAGTAAGTAGGGATTTTTCCTGAGGCTTATATTCCAGGATCTTCACATTATCTTTAAATGTGATAAAAAAGAATTTAGATCCTTCTAACTGATTAAGCGGAACAAATTCAATATTATCATAATCTCTTGGACTTTTTACCAAACCAGTATAATCATTGTTTCCGCCGAAAACTTCACGGTCCCTTTCTTTATATTTTCTGATCCAGTAAGGAGACCATACAAATTGTAAATCCATATTTCTGATATCAATAGGAAGAGACTGAATTGCTGCTTCCACATAATCTAAAACATTGGATTCAGTAAGATCACCTAAATAGAATGCGCGGAATTTCTTCGTAATATCCCTTGCATCAAAAAGCTGTTTGAAAACACCATTATTTCTGATAAGATAAGTTACAGGCTTATCATATTTCTCCGGCTTTTCAGAATACACCCCTCTTACAAGCACATCAGCATCTTCTGATCTGGCCTTTTCAAGATACTTGATAATAAGAAACTCAATGAAACTCATTTTATAAGCCTGAGATCCTTCCTTATTAAACTGATACATCCAGTTAGTCTCCAAAGCCTGTAATGCCCAATAATCAAACTGAAGATCAATTTGTACTGGTTTTACTTCCATTACTTCCGGCTTGATGGTAACCCCGCCTTTTGCTACCCATACGGCTTTTCTCGGTTGAGTAACTTCATTAACAGAAATATGAGCTGAAACAAGCTTATCTGCAACGCCAAAAATGGTATTTTGTTTCCATAATTCCGGAAGAGTAAATTTCTTTTCAAATAGAGATTCAAATTTACTTGGGTACTCTGCAACAAAGCCTTTAATATCTTCGTTTAAGGTATTTAAAACAAGTTCATTATCAAAGCTTGTTTGTGGGGCTGACATTCCAGCAACCGCCCTAGTATTCCACGGACGATCCATTTTAAATAGATTCTCCTGAATTCCCATCAAAAAGCCTGAAATTGCCACAATTGGCCCTGATCCAAATGCCGCTTGTACTGTGCTAATTGTTTCTGTAACTGTTTCCGGAGATTCTACAAGCTTAGCAATTGTTTTTTTACTTTTCTGTAAATCAGTATTAAGATTCTCAATTATTGTAGACTGCTGAGCATTTTCAGCACTCTTATTCTCCAGTTGTTCCCTAACGGCTTGCAATTGAGTTTTTGCATTACCTACACCCGTTAACTCCAGATTCGCCTGCTCTATAAGCGTGGCGGCATCAGCTTCACCAAGCTGTGTTTTTAACTTAGCTCGCTCATCGTCTGAAAGCTGAACCTGATTATCCTTAGATTCTACCATTGCAAGCCCTAAAAGACCAGCTAACATTTTTTGAAATTTCATAATTATTTTGATTTTATTTTTCTGAGTTCTGATTTTGCGACAATCCAATTATAGGCATCGTTGATATCTCCAATACTATCAGCAAGATTGTATTTAATAGCTTCCTGAGCTGAGTAAGTAGCCCCCTTAAGCACATCAGCTTTAACACCGGGTCTTCTTTCCATTACAGATGCTTGAAATCTCTGAGCCAATGGTGAAAGTTTTTTAATGAATAGATCGTATTTACCATCTAAAGCATCAATAAAGTCCTGATTTTTTTCTAAAGACTCCGGAGGACGGATAATAATTAATTCATCTTTAGGCTTTTCAAACATTATCATCGCCCCAATAGAACCAACTTCAGCAGTAAGATCATTAGAAAGCATTAGGTGATCCCCCAACAAGCAGGCGGCCCAATAATGAGCAGAAAAAGCCTTATCTATTAAAACAATTTTAGGCTTCTGGAGCTTGGATGAAGCATCTATCAACAAAGGCATTGCATCAGCATTTCCACCATTTCCATCGATATGAAAAATAGTTCCCAAAGTATCCGGATCTCTATCTAATTTAATAGCTTCTGATGCATATTCCTGCGCACCAATGTTGCACATCCCAGAATATTTAGTCATCACACCGGTCATAGAGATATAACCGACCTTATTAATCTGTTTTACTTTCCCGGTAGAATCATCCATCACACTTTCACCTCCAATGAAAGTAGATAATTGAGGGCGTTCATCATTGATTTTTCCACCAGAAAGAATGGTTTTTACCATTACTTTCAGTTGTTCCGGATCTTCCATATTGAAGAGCCAAGTACCGCCAATAATTTCTGATAGTATTTTCATATCGCAAAACTAAAGGAGACAGGGAAAAGGTTGTGTTACATTAAAAATATGAGATTCCGTAATTTGTATTTATTTAGATATTTCTATCTTTAATGAAAATTAAAACATGAAATTCAGAAGTGATATATCCTTTCTTCGCGCCGTCTCTGTAATTGCTGTATTACTATATCACTTTAAATTTTCTTTTTTCAAAGGAGGTTTTATTGGCGTTGATATTTTCTTTGCTATTTCAGGTTATTTAATGAGTAGAATCATTTTGTCAGGATTTGACAAGGGAACATTCACTTACTGGGGCTACCTACAAAAACGTATCAATAGAATCTTACCTGCATTACTTGCTATGATTACGTTTTTTGTTCCGATTATCTATGTTTTTTTGCCAACACAGTTCATTAACTATCTACAATCATATTTTTCTAGTAGCTTATTTTTTTCAAATATTTTCTACTATCTCAATTCGGGATATTTTGACAACAATTCACAATTCAATTTTCTACTTCATACGTGGTCATTAAGTGTAGAATGGCAATTTTACCTAATATTTCCATTTATTCTACTTGCACTTAAAAATCTTTATTTAAAAAAAAGGAATGTATTTAATTTATTTTTCATTGGAATAATGGTGTTGTCATTTTCTTCTATGCTGTATCATAATCAATCTTATTCATTCTACATGTTTTATACACGAGCTTGGGAAATGATGTTTGGAGGCCTAGCATTTTTATACGCTGGAAGTGCAACAAGAATTTCGTTCCGAAATAAATATATTCTTGTTATAGCTTCATTATTGCTAATTTTATGGTCAATCTTCTTAATTAATAGTCATGAAGTATTGTGGCCGTCTCCATTAACTATTATACCGGTTATATCTACAGCAACAATATTATTTGTAAATGTTGATTTGGAAGTTTTTAAAAATAAAATCATTTTGTTTTTAGGTAATATCTCCTACTCTTTATACTTATGGCATTGGCCATTCTTCGTTTTAAGTGTATTTTTATCTTTAAATGAGTTATTTAGGCATAAACTGCTGTTCATTGGTCTTTCTTTTATTTTTGCGGCCTTATCATATTTCATAATTGAGAAGAAAAACTATACTAAAAAGACATTTACTATAGTTTTTTCTAGCATCATTTTGTTCACTATTTCATTTTCTTTTTCAAAAATTAAAGAAAATAACATATTTGATGATAAAACAGCTATTTTAGTTTCTACTACCAGCAACTACAAAACTAGTGATGAAGCCTATAATCAATATGGGTTTAATGAAAACTACTTTAAAAGCACCGATGATTTTAAAGATTACGATTTAAATAAATTAAAAATTGATCCAAATAAAAGATACATTATTCTACTTGGCGATAGTCACGCAGGAATGTTCTTTCAAACTTTAAAAAAAATTGTAAAAGATTCAAAACACGAATTATTATTAGTCGCTGCAGATGGTACTTTTCCAATGGTTGATGCAAATACTAACTTTCCAGGTCCAAAAGAGTTTTTTAATTATTTCTATAAAGACTGGCTTCCTGAAAATAAAAACAATATTGATTTAGTTGTGATATGTTCAAATTATAGTGCGTATAAGCAACCGGACCTGAATAAGAATATTGATTTTACTGAGAAATATTTTAATCAACAAAGAGTTAAAACTTTATATATTGGTCAAACTCCTAGGTACTATCTTGATTTCCCTACTGAATATTATATTAATCAAGAATATAATATACTATCTCACAATCAAATTTTTATTGATGAAAGTGTTAATTCATCTAATTCATACCTCAAAAAAAGATTAAAATCAAGATATGTTGAATTGCTTGATTTTCCAGTAAAAAAAGTGAATGAAAATGGTGAGCCATTTATTTATGACACTAATCATTTAACATATTATGGAACTGAGCAGTACAAACCTATTATTTACCAAGGAATAAGAAACAATCTTTAAATAAACATTCCCCATCTAATAAGCGGGGAATGTTTATTTAGAAAACGGTCTTGTAGTATTTTAGTTTACTTTCTCTTTCAATTAATCCTTTAGGAGTTCCTTTCTTTTTAAGGCTTCCAATATTGATAATTTTGGAAACAGAATAAACATCATCTTTATCTGCAAAATTATTAAGCCCCCTGCTATTCCAATACCATAATGCAGCAATAATTGAATCTGATTCATTTAATAGAAGATCTGGATTTTCAATATAATTAACATCCAAACCTTTACTTTTTGCATAATTTGTCAGTTGCAAGTAATTTGATCTTCCTGTAATTTGAAAAATTCCACGGCCTCGGTATTTCCAACCATCTCCAGGTGTAATATTTCCAAGATTCTCGCGGCCCCATGTTCCACCATATACGATGTTTGCAATAACCATTTGATTAGCCGGATGATTTACACTTCTTCCATAATCGTAGGCCTGTGTATTTGTTATTCTATCCTTTCCAAAGGTGGATAAAAGACCCTCTACAGAATAATTAAGGCTTTCAGTTTTTGGCTTTAAACCACTCTCATGGTCTGCTTGTGCAAAAAAGTGTGCTAATCTCAACGGTGTATTAATTCCGTTTTTGTTTAAATGCGTTTTGTATTTGTTTGATAACTCTAATGCTGTCATTTCTTTCTTTTTATCGATTATTAAACCAAATTAAACCAGCAACTCCCAAAACGGCAACTGATACTCCACCCACCTTTAATCCATTCCAGAATCTTTTTCTTTGATGAATTTCAGCTTCTTTTTTTACTATTTCCATTTGAGCCTGTAAATAAGAAATATCAATATTTAATTGTTTTTCCCTTTCTTCAGCAATAATTTTATCTTGCTTAGAGATTTCCACTACAGTTCCCAGGGCTTCATCTTTTGCGGTTAATAAACTCTTGCTAACAGTAAGCGCTTTATCTTGTTCATTAATTAGCTGATTAGCGCCATAAAGTGCTGATTCAGTTTTTTGAAGTCTAATTTTTAGATATTCGTTTTGCTTAAGTCCCTTGTATACTTCAGGGATTTGTTCCTCCGGAATATTCCTTGTATTTGTATTTTGAGATAAAATCAAATTGCTCGTTAACAGAAGCAGAATTAATGTGATCGCTTTCATTTTGTGTATTTTTAAGTTCACTAAAATTTTTATCATATTGGGTTCTCATATTAAGAATACTGTTATTTATATTCTTAAAATTATCATTCAGAATACCAATACCAGCTGTTTGGCGTTCTAATACAGTTTTAAAAGAATCTCTTTTATTATTAGCTGCATTTTCACGCAATTCGGATTGGTATTTTTCTAATCTCTGGTTTTCCTGGATCTTCCGGATCTCTGTTAATTCTCTATCGCTGCTTTCCTTAACTACGGTATAAGCGAAAGCTGATACCAATAGAACCACAAGGAAAGCGGATAAAAGGTCTTTATTGATCTTCATTTTCTTCGGATTTTTTAATATTAGGTTCATCGTCGTCTAATTTAATTCCAGCTCTCTTGGCTGCAGTATCGAATATTTTGAAATACCTCTTGTCTAACCAGTCCGTTAAGTATTGTCCAGCAAACGCTACCATAGGAAGCGATGGAGAACGCCACTGGCTCCAGTTGAAAGCCTTTAGCAATTCCGACGCCACATAAGTCAAGCAAAGATTTATAAGCAAAACCGCGACTACATAAGCTATACTTATTTTTTGTTTGTTTTTTATATAAACAAAAGAAATGTAAGCTCCCGATCCAATCAGTACCGAAAAGATTACTGCTAGAACCTCGCTGATATTGTAGTTTATATTTTCCATTCATTTCCTAAAGATTTAATTCGCGCTTAATGGAATATGGTCAGTTAGCAATTTTCCGTTTCTTGTAATTCTAAATCCATTGTCAACCTCAATTATATTAGAGAATTTTTCAACTGCTTCTCTCGGCCTTAGAATCTTTGTTCCGGTAGTTCTGCAATGGTCAATTATTTCCTGCAATTGCGTGAAAAAGTCTGATGGATTACTTCCGTTATTGCGGAAGTGAGTCATAATAACCACTAATTTATTTTCGCTGTGTGCCTGTGAAATGATTGATTTAATTTGTTCTTTAGTTAGAGTGTTTCCGGGAGGAGGCTGAATTAATCCAAAATTCAACCTATAGATACCCATATTGTAAAATGTATCAACTGAATTTAATCCATTACTGGCTGTATCTGCTCTAAAATGAAAGTTATATCCTAATAAATTTAATATGTCTAGAGTGTCTTGATTAAAGTTCCCGTACGGGGATGCATACATATCATTGATCAAACCAAAACTATCCAAGTAATCTTTACATTTTTTTATCTCCTGATATTGTTCATCATATGTAATGCCATTCATATTGGGTAAATGGCTTTCTGTGTGGTTTATTATATCAATTAAACCCAGGTTATAAAACCCGAGAATCCGTTCCATGGTGTTTGGATTGGCTTTCGCCACAGCACTAATACACGCAACGCCAAACGGCACCCCGTTTTTATGCATAAATGGGGCTAATCCCCCTAATGCTGCGCCGTTGATATCGTCATCTACAAAAGTAACCGCGCCGCCCTTAATATCATTATTTAATGACAGGTTTTTAGCTTTCGGAATATTTGGAAAATTGACTTTTTTGACAACATTGTAAAATGAAAAAATAGGTTGCCATCCGTCAGTTTGCCGTTTAGTAACCCAGCAAAATGATATCTTTTCGTAGGAACTAATATCTAACATTATAATAGTTTCCTTTGTTGCGTCTGTTGTTCCTTTTATTAAAATCGTTAATTCCCCGTTTTTCTTAATTCCTATTAGAGAGGCGTATATCTCTAACTGAGCCTCTGTACCCGTATAACTCTGCGCACAATAAAACATGTATTTCGCATTATTTGTCGGCACGTTCTGTAAGTTCCTATAGCTAGCTTCTGTACCCGCTGCAATCGTATTGTCTTTGTTGAGCAAACCGTTACCTGGTGAGGCTATATTAATATCTGATATTTTATTGTATTTTACTTCAGTCATGGATTTCTCCAACGCTTTCGAAAAATCAATAGGAGCTGCCAACTTTAATATTTCAGCATCCATATATTCTTTTACACTATTAACTCCTCTATTGCTAAAACTTGTAGTAAACGTGTTTAGTGTATTGTTTTTTGAGTTAATATATAAAGTTGCAACATCGGTTATATATATCGACTTATCGACAACGGATGACGTTGTATCACCTTTAAGCAAAACCTTATAGGACCCATTCTTTAATTTGGCTAATATAGTTGAATAGGTATCTACAGGTGCATTTGCATTCCACATTGGCCCTTTAAAGTTGAAAAACTTATACCCCACCGGCACAGGAATTTCAGACATTGAATGATTTGCGTTCGCTTGAACGGTACCATCGCTTAAAATAATCGAAGCCGCCCATGTTAGAGTAAGTGTCCCGGTATTTGCGCTGTCCCCAAAATTCTGCAATGCAACTGTAGTCCAATCATACCTATCAGCTGCTGCTTTCATTGTAGATGGATCATTGTCATTTGCTGGATCAAATACTTTTTTTGAATTAATCATTATTTCGACGTTAACAAGCCCCCATTTAGCTCCGTCATAAGAAATAATTCCAAGTTTATCAATATTGAATCCAGGGGATACATTATTGTAAACACCTGGACCCGCCCAATACCATTTTGCAGAGCCAGGTTGTACAGAAACCACATCTGTTGGTTTTAATACTCCAGCATGATCTGACTGTTTATTGATATGAAGCCATGTTCCATCTTTTTTATTAATATTAATTGAACCATCAGGCAGGATAAACATACCTTGTCTCCCCTGTAGATCTGAAATAGGAGGGAGAGTTATTGTAGTAATTGGCACTAAATATTCATTCATAATTATTAGTTTTTACCATTGATTTTTTATTGGAAATTTATTTATATTTTGCAAATAAGGAGAGAGAATATTTGCCCAATAAACTTTTTGCGGCTCATTTAGGTTGGTTCCATCTTTACGAGCGAATATGCCTTCAAAATCTATATCCGGATCTTCAAGTGCTGATTCATCTAAAATTATTGATCCATTGTAAAATAAAAGAGGAGTTTCATCAGCAAAGTTCTGTTCAAAGGTTATCTCCCATGATTTCTTATCATTATCATCATTGAATTCGCCTGTTAGATAAAGTGGATTTTCTTTACTTCCATAAATTCTGTGATAAACTTGATCATATGAATTCATTACCACTACGAATCCTTTATTGATATTATTTTTTATGAACTGATGAATTTCTATTTCATCACCAGGATAAGCACCACTCACTTTCTTTTTGAAGCCCCTTGATTCAGCATCTCCATCTGTTTTAATATTACGCTTTTGCGTTGAAGGTGTTAAGTATAGAATATGGAATCGTCTTCCAGGCTTTAAATGAATATCGCCAGTACATACAATTCCCTTATCAACAGTAGGTGGTAATGATATGATATCATCTGTATCTAATATATACAGTTCTCCTTTTTTAGGTGTTGGAAGCCCAGAAGATGAATTTTTTGGTTTACGAGCGTTGAGTCTAAATGAAGAAGTGGACATTCGTTTTTTTTTACAAAAGTCCAGGATTAAGCCCTCTTTTTACGTTACACCAAAAAAACCGTAATTAAGTTTATTATTATTTTGAAAAAGTGAAAGAACTCCGTTATTCGTATAACGATAGTATAGAATCCTCATTTGGTTTTCTGAGTACCCATACTCTAACAGATCATAGATTTTACAAAAATCATTGATGGCCTTTTTAATTTTATTTTTATAGTTATTCCCACGGCAATAGCCCTTGACAAAAAAACAGAAGTATGTACGGAAGTAGGAATCTAAGAACTTGTAGAAATAATCCAGATCTTCAAAACTAAGATCTATAGAAAATTCAGAGCTATTGTAGAAATTAAGAATTTCACTACCAACTATCAGCTTACTATTTTCATTCTTACAGTAGATAGTTAAACAATATTCTCTGACCATTTTTTTATTGGGTAAACGTGTGGTAATAAAATGACCTAAAACGCTTTTGGGCTCAATCAAAATTTGTTTATAATATCCACCATCCTTAATAATGCATACGCCGTCACATTCTTTTAATATAAAGGGTATAAGATAACCTGGAACTTCTATGGGCTTAAGGCGAATCATTAATCTAAACTACTGGATGTTATTTTTACAGAAAACCGATCTAAAGAACCTCCTACAGCCACCTGTAATGGAGTATTACTAAAGAAATCATTTTTATAAAGCACAATTTTTTTCTCTTCATTTCCTGAAATTGCAATAGCAACTACGGCTCTTATTTGAGTTATCTTCCGAATATCTTCTATTGCAGGTTTGCCAGGGATTGAAAAACTAATTGTATTGAGAATGTATGAGCCAGATTGAGAGAGCTTTGTTTCATACTCATAGAAAGCAGTTCCAGGTGTATAGTCAAAACTTTCTTTAGAATTGGTTTTAAATATGATTTCATCATTTTGAATACCATCATAAAGTTCTTCTTTATAAAATAAATACAACTTACTGATATACAACGGATCACTTTTCATATCTAGAATTTACTCAAAGATACGAAAAGTATCCTACGGTATAAAAAATATCATGAATAAAATCAAAAAAATTGAAATTTATTTGTAAGGTTGTAATTAAAACGTAATTTCCTGATAATCAATATATTTAATTCATTAAAATATTGTAATTTGATTATTTCAGCTTTGTAAGCATTTTGTAATACTCTTTTTTATTACATTTTTTTTGTAATTGTAATTTAATAATTACAAAAAAATAAAACATCTGTAATGCCTTACAAATCTGCATTTCCTATTATTAATTACAATATTACAAAATAAAACAATTTTTCGAGGGGTGCAAGGGGAGTATTTAAACCGTCGCCCTTTCTTCTTTTTGAAGAATGCCGGGACTGTAATTTCTAAATCCGGAGAATCGCATAAAAAAATCCTACCAAAAAATTAGTAGGATTTTGAATTCTGAATCATTACTTAAGAAAAGATCCAGTATAAAAGGCAAATTAATGCAGCTAACCATATCCACATAACAACTCCAATTATTCTCATTTGAAAGTCTTTATGCTTGAATAGCATACAATCGTTTAAAAATGTTTTAATTGCTTTCATAGAACTAAATTACTTTCATTTTAAAGGATGTGATTGCGGGTTTCCGTAACAATTTATAAAAAAAAGGACGTAAGTAATACGCCCTTTTTTAGTACGGAAGATCATCTTCTTCCGTCATAGCTTGCGAGATAGATTCTGAGCTGGCTTCTGTAGTTTTAGGTTTCTTATATTTTAAATTCCCAATGTAAGCCTGATTCTCGCCTTGGAATTCAGTTTTGTTTTGCACCTGGATGGAAGCATTGTTGTTATACTGATCTGCCTCACTTTTTACCCAGACGTTAATATCTACCATTAAATGCCGGCCTTTTTTTAAATCTACCCAGGCCGCTTTTGCTTTTCCTGTTTTCAAAGCTTCCTGAAGCTCTGTAAAATCTATTTGTCCATAAAAAGATAGTGGAGTATTGTCCATAATTTTATTATTTTTATTGTTGATTTAAATATGTTTTAAAAAATTTACTATACTTAAGAAAGCTCAAAGAAGGTTCTTCCTGCCAATTAAATATATATACCATGCCAGAACTTAATGTCATATCTAGTATTTTCATTTCGCGGTCTATAATGTCTTTGGCAAAATTAAAAGCGTCTTGTTGATTAAGCCCTTTTCTCATTCCATTCATAAAAATATTATAATAAATAGAATCACCTGGATAAGAAATTGGTCTTGTTGTGTGACAATTACGAAAGTAATCAAGCCCATTCTGTATAAGATTCGTTTCAGGTTTATAATCTAAAATTTTCAGGATTTGATTTAGCTCTTCCTGCCAATTTTTATTGGGACTTTCTCTTGATAATAAATACCAACTCTTTCCTGTTCGCCTTTTCATAGTTAGAATGGAAGTTTTTGTATCTCTTCCCACTTTTCTTTATAGTACTTCAACACAGGAACGAGCTTTTCCCAAATATCAATACTATTCAATAGTGATTTTGCAGTATCATGAATCAGGTCCTCACTTTCTATTTCCCCATATCTGGGCTTATCCAATTGAAGATCATCTACTATAATATAGGCCATAATTGGTTCATTAAATACTATAAAATCGCATGAAACAGCTATTAAATTGTTATCATCATCCCAATTATTTTCTACTATATGTTTCAAGCGGAGATTAGGTGTGATTTCTACATTCGCCTTACCTGAAGCCATATTAATTAATTCATCAAATTTATTTTTTTCAAGTATTCTTTTCTGTCTCTCTATTTTATGTTTAGGTTTCCGAAAATCCTTGATTATTTCTCCCTTTTCATTATAGTAGACTATTTCCCACGTTGGATGAGCTAAGGCTTTAATCCCATTATCGAAAAGAATTTCAAGATATCCGTTCTTTTCTTTATTTATTTTTCCTGATTTACCATCAGCTTCTACCTTCATTCCTTTTGATAGGAATGGAAGGTCATAATATTGTTTAATATATTCCATGTTTTTACTTAATAATTGAATGAATTAAATATTCTCTATGATATTCTATTCTACTTAAAAAATTGCAAATCATTTTGATAAAATCTAATAATTGTTTTGGTGCTGTACCATAGGTATGTTCTAAATCGAAGTAACCAAAAGTCATAAATCCTTCAGGGAATACAGATCCATGTTGAGTGAAAATAAGTTTATCACTCTCCCAGTCAGTTACCCCATATGCTGGAGGATCTCCATAATAAAATCGAACTTTATCCTTAAAAAGATCAAAATGAAAATCTCCGATTATCCCAAAATCATAATAAGGAAGCCCATTTTCTTCTTCATTATTATACCCCCAATACTCACATTTAGTGAAATCTCCTGTTAAATAACTGAATACTTCTAAGTGATCTATCTGATCAGGATGAAAGGCATTAAATACCGGAAGTTCTGTTTTTACTAATTCTTGTTCCACTATAATTCTTGTTTTAAAGTGCCATCCTAAGATGGCACGGGGTTATTCTGGTATTTGAAAAATATATTTAAAGTTTAAAGTTCTGCAGTCAGAATCATTAAATTGTTCTTCATTATTTTCAATAAGAAAAGCAATATTTTTAAAACCTGTTAGCGACTCAGCTGACATAGCCTTCTCTGTTCTTATTTCTGCTAAATGAACTCCATCTTTAGAAGGGTGAATTGTTGAATTGTAGCCCTCTATTTCATTAATTCTTCTTAGTTTTTGTGAAAATTTTTCGTGATTTTCCATTGTAATAATTTATTTGTTTGTTAAAGTATTTCAAAGTTTATGTTTACTTTCAAGCATTTCCAGCCAATTTTTTTAGCTTCATTCCAAGGGATTGTCTTTTCTAACCAACTTTCGATACAAATCTTTCTTTGTGACTTTATGGATTCGGGAATGATTGATCCACTTGGATGCTGTATCACATAATAATTTTTAAATGTATTTGTCATTGTTTTGGTTTTAGTTTTAGTTTGTTAAGTTACACCACCATTGTTCAAGTTCCGCCTGCCATCGTGGCTTACCTCCTCTAAGATCCAGTACACCGCATCCCCTATCACTAGTCCATTTCATACCGGCTGTAATAGTTTTCATTTTGTTTTTTGACAATGCTTTTAAATTTTTCATATTTTTATGTTTAAAGTTGTTTTTCATATTGTAAAAAGTTTTTGTTGATTAGAATAATTTGTTATAAGAATTTCAGTTTGCCTTTTCTTGATATTAGCACGTTCTTTTAAAAGAATAATATTAAGCCCTCTTTTCTTTGCTTCATGAATAATGAAAGGATTTTCAAACTCAGACATTGCTGAATTAATTCCGCAATTAACCATTATATCTAAGCAATCTATACTATCTTGTCTTGTCCAATTTGGAACTTTATAATAATTTTCAGTATCTAAATACACGGGATCTAAATAAACAAAGCATTTTTCTTTATCGTTTAAACCTTTTGTAAAACTTATTCGTGGTAAAACCTCCCTGAAGTCCCGGTTCATTATCTTAACATCTTGTAGCTTTAAAAATGTTTCATCCAGATTATTTAAAATAGACTGTTTTGCATTATCTAAGCCTAATCTCAAAGTATCTCCTTTGCCCAGGTATGAAAAATTTGATAAAAAAATAAATCTTATGGCTTTTTTAAGCGGATCAACCTCTATATTGTTTTTCCAGTATTTCATCATAGATTCTGATATCGGAACTTTCATAATTTCCTTTCGAAATTCTTCCAAGTAATTCTGAACAACCATATATAAATTGGTGACATCATCATCAAAATCATTTACAATTGAATATTTTGGCTTTGGTAAGTAAAAAAAGCTTCCACCTGCACCAAAAAATAATTCTATTCTCATTCTATGAGGCGGAAAGTATTCAATTAAGTTTTTGTACATCTTTCTTTTATTTCCAAGTCTTGTTAAAATCATTATAGTTTTGCATTTTTATATTTATTAATCCTCTACTGACCGCTTATTCAATTCCCACATTGTGAAAATACCTCACAACTCTCTTCGTCATCATATATTGATAGCTGAACAGCTGTTGTTCTACTATCATCCTTTATTTTCTTTTTGACCGATCCAGCCATTTTTCGAATTTCTGCCACAGTTCTATTCTCTCTGAATATTTTCAATGGTAACTTTGGAAGTTCTTTCCCTTTAAAAAACATTTCTATGAGTTTTTTTTTAGGAATATAGAATCCATATTTTTTTTCTAAGTATTCATCAAATTCAAATTTCCAAGGATCATCAATCATAATCTGCATGAGCTTTTCAAAGGATTTTTTATAACACGTAATACAATTCCCCTCCCAACCTTGTAACATTAACCTAAAGGGCATAATAGACCACCAAAAATTAACATGCTGTTTCGTGAAAGGTTTCCAGACAACCAATGGATAAAATAGATTTAAATCCTTTCTTTCTTTAGACATACGATCAAATTCATCAACTCTTATCCCAATGAAGGTATCATAAGCTTTATGTCCTAAACTTTTCATCAATGAATGTATAGGCCTTTCCTTTAATTCACGAGTAGAAACCCTATTTGATACATTGGCCAGTCCATATTTTTTAACCATCATTTCATATGGTGTATCGTTTCGCTTCTTCCAATCCTGGTTTCGGGTTGCTGTTTGGTATGTTACGATCCTATGTACAGTCCCACAATCAACTTCTTCAACACACATTCTAAAAATTGGAATACCTGATTTTTTATCTACTTTATTAAATTCAATTTCTTTCAATTGTTCAGGAGAAAAAGAATTTAAATAATCTTTTTTTTTTTCAAAAGATGTGAAAGTTTTAAATTTTCCAAATGCACGTACTTTAAATCTTATAACAGCTTCAACCCAAATTATTTCACACCCGAAATATTCAGCGCAATTTTTCACAAATTCAAGAGTTGCATCATTTTCACGTCCTGTATTGGCATATAATATTGTGAAGTCATATTCGTTACTTTTGTTTTCCAAAAGCCACCACAACATAAAACCCGAAGTTTCACCACCAGAAAATGAGATTAATCCCTTTTTTTTCATTATTACAGTATTACATTTTTACATTTATTAATCCTCTATTTCCGGCTGACCTCCTGTTCGCTTATGAATACATAATTATCTCGAGGAGGAGCCAAAATTTCAATTCTTCCAGCATACTCTTGTTCGTATCTTGCAAGCTCATTGTAATTCATAGGCATGTCAGTAAAAATTCTGAAAACCTGCTGGTCAGTCAATTGTCCGCCCTCATAAATAAAACCTGTTTTTCGTGCTCCCCTGTACGTTATCACAACCACATCACCCGTTCTAAGGAGTTTTATTCCGATAATATCTAAATTGATCAGCGTACAATTAAAACTCAGGTATCCAAACTGTTCCCGCAAATCAGATCTGAATGGCGCCCATTGTGCAAATTTTGTTTCCATAATGTTATTTAATAAGGGTAGTCACTATCACTATCTTTTATTTCATGATCCTCACCAGCTCCAAGTGGTCCATTGAGTTCAGCCAAGTATATATATTCAGTTGCAATTCCATTATAGCTTCGCATAATTCGACCATCTGAAGTAGTCAATTTATCTGCTGGATTCAATATGTATCCTTTTAATTCACAGAATTGCTTTAATTTGTTTTTAAATGATGTTGCAGAAATGTTTTTCACAGAAGCATTATAATCGACTAAATTCTTATGTGCTTCTTTTTTAATGACTTCACGGTTTAGATTTTCATCAATAAAGTAACTTTCGGCCCATTCTAAGAATACAGGCCCCATTTCAGAAATAAGATTTCTCTTTTTAATGTTTCCTTGTGGCGCTCCTATTTTCTCGTTTGTAGAAAGGTAGAACTGAAGACACTGCATCGCAAAATTGATAAACAGGTTCCACTGCTTGTCATCCCACTCTGTGAAGAACATGTTTTTAAAATCATCTTTCGGTTCTCGTTTGTCAAAACCATCTTTTGCGCCATGATACCAGTCTGAAAAAGCTACAAATAAAATCCTTTCAGTGGTGGACGAATCTAAACCTATAGGAGCATAGTTTGTTGTAATTCCAATTTTTGGCGACTGATAAAAAGGAATTAAATAAGCATTTTGATTTTTTGGATTCACATTCAAATCTCCCGTGATATCAGTGAATAGTTGACTAAATGGAAACTTCTTATCTGCATCATCAAATAAAATATAATCTGTCTGCTCAGTAACTCCATCATAAAGGAAATCACTTTCCAGCAATCCTTTCTTTCGAGCACCCATATATTTTGAATTCATAAAAAGCCTTATTGCTTTATTTGAAAGTAGTGATTTACCGGTTCTACCGTGAGACTCTGAATCATCAACCACTTCATTATCCATAACATACCCGCAAAGCGCCCTTGAAGGATCCTTATATCGGTGTAGGTTATACCCAAAATACCAGCATTTATTTAGATAGTGTAATTCTTGCTCATAAACTTGATCATCATCTAGCCCGGTTTCAGAACCTTCAGTTTTATACTTATCCAGAATGAAATTATTTTCGTTCAAATAATTTTCAATTTTGGATTGAGGAAGATTCTTAATTTCTTCTTTCCAAAAAACCCGGGAACCATTGATTAAATAGTTTTGAAAATCACAATCTTTTCTAAGTATTGTTAAATCCCAATTTCCATTTTCATCTTTTTTTGCCTTAAAGAAAGGAGCTTCAATTTTAATTTCACGAGTATTAAGTATATGACGATTTTGCTTTTTAATAATGGTATTTAAAATATCGTTTTCCATCACGTAACGGCTATAACCTTTCGTAATTTCTTCAATCCCCTCAGATGTAACTTTCCAGATGAAATTATCAAAAAAGAAATATTGACTATTTGCTGTATAATCTGTAAAATCAAAATCCTTAACCTCCAAATTCACAAGCTTTTTATCGGAAACAGCTTCCGAACCGATCAACATATTTAAGAGATCATCAGGATAAAGTGATAAACCTTTTTCTCGTTGTTTTTCGTCCAGAAAACTGTTGAAAAAATCTTTAATCTCCTGAGCAGAAACCTCCTTTAAAATGTGTTTATCCTGTTTTACAAAATAGTACCCTTCTTTTCTATTCTCATCCTTAATACGGTAGAATCCATTAAGTTTTAAAAAATTAAAAGCATTTTTATAATTAACTTTATAGTCGGTTGTATTTCTTGTTTTATTGTAACTACTTGTCCAAAATTTCCCTGGTCTCGCCAGCTCTAAAAACCTTTCAACCTTTCTTTTTAATTCTAGTTGAAGAGGATCATCAAAGCTGCTATTAGTTTTCATAAAATCGGTGAAATCTTTCAAGGCATTTCCACGGAAATCTTTTCTTTTTGTAATTTCTTCTGGAAGCCAGGCAGTCTTAACATCCATATGCTCAAGGGCAATCTTTTTTCCAGCTTCCACACCCGTAGGATCAAGGTCAGGAACATTAATAACCTCATGTGAATGTTTGAATAATAATCCTATTTCTGACTCAGTAATATCTGCTGTCTCCGAATTAAACCAAACTACAGCATCTGCTTTTCCGGTTGAAGCCATATTGATTGAATCACGATCTCCGGAACAAATGATCACTTTTTTTAATTTTGTGATTACTTCTTTTTCTGCTCCTGTAGCATGACCATGTTCATCAAGAATATCTTCTTTACTAACTGTCATATTTTTCAGGATATCTAAACCGAAAATATGTTGCTTCGGTTTTTTTCCTAAATAAGAAAACCTATATTTTTTATCCGCAGATTTTGGCTGATAAATCTTTAGCCATTCTCTGGAAGGATCTGCAGGTTCAACCTTTACATCTTTCTTAGGACCACGCAATGATAATTTAGGTAATCCACCACCCTCAGATATAATAAACGCTAAAATTGGATATGTTTCGGAACTAGTAACCGTAAAAACATCACAGAACTCTTTTTGTGTATTTTCAACTTTTTTAATCCAACTATAAGATTCTAAAGAAAAAAGCCTGTATTTTTTACAAATATCCGGTGTTACCAATGGTCCTAAAATCTCCAATTCATATTCAGAAAATTCTTTGGTAGTATAGGCAAATCCATCATCGTTTAATTCTACCCCTTCATATTCATTAAATGGACATTTAGTAATATTCTTTACTCTGCTTTTACTTTTATCAATTAGATTAAGTTCTTCACCCAACGCAAGAAGAGATTCAAAATAAGTCTTTCCGGTATAGTGGGAATAAATGTGGATCCCATGTTTTGATTGTGAAAAAAAATCACCTGAAGCACCCCAGTCTTTCACAAAATAAATACCATCTTTTTTCGAAACGTTAGCACTCTCTGTACCTTCCTTTCTTATTTTAAAATGCTTATTTAAATTAGCTTCTGGAAGAAATCTTTCAATTAAATCCCAGCCTCCATTTGTTGCTTCAAAAATCTGTTCCTGTTGTATTGGAAATGACATGCTATAATCTGTTATTAATGGTTATCACTCTGATTCCTGCTCAATCTCTTCCAATGCAATAAGGAAAAGACCTACGTAAATTATTTCTCCAAGAAATTGCATTCCTGCTTTCATTTCTTCAATAGATTTATCTTTAAAATCTGAAAATTGTAGATAGGGATTAGATTCTTTCCATTTTTTAAAATCTGCTCTCACATCTTCTTTCAAATTTTTTACTTTTTCTAAAAGGGAGGTTTCTTTCCCATCTGATATATAATAAGTCCTCGTTTCTTGCTTAATAAGTTCTATATTCATACTCAATGCATAGTTTATATTGTTAACAAAATTTGATAAACATATAGCAGTTCTATCTGCACTATTAGCTATAGTATTCAACATATTAGATAATTGAATACATCCTACCCCCTCATGAACTTTTTTTAATTTTCTCCGGTGTTTTTTGCTACTCATTATTATTCTGGTTTAGTTATTTCATACTTTCTTTTGATTTCATAAATCCGAACTATCGCGAAATCAAGCCCTTTTAAACCAAAGTCTTTGTTTTTTTCTCCTCTACTATACCATACAATACCAGTAGAGTTGCTTTCAATTTCCTGAGAAATAAAGCCAATCTGACTTGCAATATTTTCTTTAAAAGATTGTAGGTCTTTTTTATCTATAATAGTTCGGTCTATTTTACCTAGGAATTTTATAAGTTCTTTTTCAAGTGTATTTTTTGGTTGAGAATTACAATTCACATAAACTAAGTATTGATTCATTATTATCTAATTTTTGGGTTTGAAAAGCTCTTTTCCGCAATTGGAACAATGCCAGGTCATTCTTAAATCTTCTTCATTACCACATGAACATTTTTTCCATATATCATGGTTATGGTGCTTGAGAAGTTTATTAAACGATATGTTTCCATAGGTATTTTTAAAATCCGATATCGAAAATTCTATCTTTGGTTTATTTCGATATGATTCAACGAATTGCTTTATTTCTGGTTTCATAATGATCTTTTTTTAAGGAAAAACCCGACCAGCGTAACCAGCCGGGTAAAAACTAATAACCATGAAAACTCAAATTAAACATGAGTTGTAGAGAAGACCGGATTCGAACCGATACGAGAGGCGTTATCTTCCTTTAATCTCATGAGCACTGAACCAACAGTCTGCCAAGGCGTCTACCATTCCGCCACTTCTCTTAAAAAACCCGACCAGCGAAACCAGCCGGGTAAAAACTAATAACCATGAAAACTCAAATTAAACATGAGTGTAGAAAAGGAGGGATTCGAACCCCCGCCCCCTGAGGTCCATCCCCTTACACGTTTTTCAGATGGAATGGAATAGCCCAGCGCTCTGTTCCCCTAAGCTATCTTCTCCGATTAAAAGCACTTAAAGATCATCTACTCTGATTGAAGCTCTCACGATTATAACAGAAAACATTGCTTTTGATTCCATTTTAGAACTTCTTTCGAAAAAGTGCTTTATATTTTTTTATAAATTTTCATCAACTGCATTGAAAGCTTATCCTTTACCTTAACAGGAACCCTTATCAATCCTAAATCCTGGTAGTTTCTAAGAGTTCTGGAAAAGGCGAATAAATCCTTTTCATTATTTATTCCCTCAATCTTCATAATTGTATTATGAACATCTATTTTTAAAGGTATTTTTAACCAATTCATTTTCATAAAAACCCCGCCTAAACGGGGATAAGGTTAACAGTTAAACCAGGCCCAATTCAATCGCTACTCTGGCCAGTTCTTGTTTTGTATTTACATTCAAATTTTTGTAGAGTTTGGTTCTATAAGTTTCAAAGGAACCTAAAGGAATCTCCAACTCTTCAGCAATGACTGTATTTTTCATTGACGAAATCAATAGTTGAATGGTTTTAATATCAAAATTTGAAAGTCTATTACCATTATAATTAATAGGTTTACAAACCTTTCCAAAACCTATACATTCATTGGCAAGTGGACAATCAATCCCATCAGGTTGACATTCTCCATTCTTATAATCTGGGGAGAAATTCAATCCTCCAAACCTACATTTTGCCAACATTTTTTTTTGATCTTTATTAGAAAGACTCCAAGATTCAAGGATCATTCTAACATCAGTTTCATTTTTGATAATTTCATCCAAAAATTGGGTTTCAGAATCAGGTAAAGAATCATAGTTCATTACACTGCCTCCTTTAATTATCATTAATTCATTTTCTTTTTCATTAAAGAAAATCTCAAGGGAAGCGTCACACATTCCCGGATAAAGTCTAGTTGAAGCCATTTATTTAATCTAGTATTGATTTATTTTTCATTGCAACCTGTTTCAAAGCTGCAATGATAAGAGGATCTCCCTCCTTTCTCATTCTAACTGTTCTAATATTGCTTCGAGTTGCTGTAGGAACTATTTCAAGCACCTTACCTGTATAATGATGGGGTAAATAGTTATCTATCAATTCAAACGCACTCTTAATATTGGAATCAATTTTTTTTACTTGCTTCTTTTTCATTATTTTTGCGTTGCAATTTGTTGCACTGTGTTACTTAACGTCACAAAGATATGTATTATATCTTGCGATACAATACGTAACGCAAAATTTTTAATTAAAAATCCATAACTATATGACAATCAGTGAGAAAATTTATTATCACATGAGTATTAAAAACTTGCAGGTTAAAGAATTTGCTGAAATTTTGGATATTAAAAGAGTTAATTTATCAGCAATGCTGAATGGAAGAAACAGATTTACGCAGGATTTTTTTGAAGCAATAATTAAATACGCTCCTGAGATTGACCTAAATGCACTAATTGATGTAAATGTGGATGAGGATTTTTATAAAATAGAAAAGGGCGGTTCAAATGATTCAAACCGCCTTGAAGAACTTACTAAGTATCTAAGAGAAATCAAAAAAATAACATTAAATGCGAAGATTTGACACAAATCCGGCACAATCAAAACCTAACACATTGATAAACAACAATTATTATAATCCTGTCGAGGTCACTTAAGGAGACAACTATTTGATAGTTGTCTCTCTTTTTTTACACATAAAATACTCTATATCAAACTTTTACAGCCTGATATTTTATGGTTTGAATTTTTTGATATGAAATCCCTAGTCCATCTGAAACAGACAGTCTAAAAGTGCTCTATCAGAGATTTCATCGGTATTGAAACATAGTTTGAAATCCCATTAAGGTTCTAATATTTTTTTCTCTTTCGGTTTATCATAATTTTTTGATACTAAATATAGTAATTCCAATATAATTTTAGCTTCCTTCTCATTTACCTGAATTCCATTCTTAGCAAGAAGAATAATTGCTTGCTCAACTGAAACATTTTTATCAATGAAATTCATTTTTCTTATTAGTTTTTCGGTTACTTTTCTTTAATAATATTTTTGAGAATGCTTGATTCAAGCCCAAAGAGAGATCTCCTGTTTTATAATCAATATCAACTGGTGGAATAAGACTCACAAGACATCTTTTGTCTGAGGTATCAAACTCAGAAAATTTTCGAAAAACTTCGACTAATTCTTTATCTTTTATTTGATCCTTTTTATCAATAGCTTTTAATTTAAGAAAAATATCACGCGCTTCCTTCTTAAGATGCCTAATGTTAACTTGATTCTCTTTTTTTAATTCATTGTAGTCATCAATTTTTAATACTCCTGCTAAAAACAACTTTCTGCCTTGAGAAAGAACTTGTCCCTCTTCTTTTATTTTTCTCTCAATTAAATTTTGATTGTGCAAATAACTTGCTTTCAGTGTCTTTATATTCTGGTCTTGTAAAATACATTTAAATAAGTCAATTGTATTATTTGATAGTATTAATTGCTGAAGCTTATTTTGATAACAATCATTCAGAAAAACTGCGTTTATCCTTGTCCTACAGCGATCATGACAATGATAATATGGGTATTTTTTTGAACTTCCTTGTGCAATACTTCCAGTGAGTTTTCGATCACAAACAGGACAAATCAAAAAACCTCTAAGAAAAAACATTGCTTTTAAATCATCCCTTTTAGCTGTAGTTTTTCTTTTTGTATTAATGACAGACTGAACCTGATAAAATAACGATTCAGATATTAAGGGTTCATGCAAACCTTTTATCATTTGTTCTTCATTAGATTTAAGTTTGACTGATATAAGCCCACAATAAACTGGATTCCGTAAAATTCTGAAAAAGTGTGACCGTGAGCATATCAATCCTTTCTCATTAGCCATTCTCATGATTTCAGAAATCTTATGATCGTTCTGGGCAACTTGATGAAAAGACCACTTTATAATATCCGCTTCAGGTTCTTTAGGAGCAATAGTTTTTTTACCATCCATTAATGTCAAATTAATAAATCCGATAGGTGCTTTATTAGGATACCTACCCATCAACTTCGCTCTACGAATGCCATTTGCAGTATTTTGAGCCCTCCGAGTATTTTCTGCTTCTGGAACAGCTAAATATACAGCCAACATAACTGTGCTTTCCGGCACAGAGAAATCAATTGGTTGATCAATAGCCATTGCTATCGTTTTATATTTTCTAAGCTTTCCAATCATTTCATATGCATATTCAACATTACGACTAAATCGGTCCCATTTGATAAATAATATGTTCTTTTCTTCTGCCGATGATTTCTTTTTAATTTCTAAAAATAATTCTTTCCACTCTGGTCGGTTGAAATTTTTGGCAGAGTAGTCTTCCCGATAAATTCCTTTGACTTCTATATTGTTATATTTACAATACTTCAATAATCTATCCTCCTGCTCTGGTAGAGAGTAACCTTTTCTTTTTTGTTCGTCTGTACTTACGCGGACATATAAATAGGCTGACTTCATATAATTAATGTATTTATTTGATTTACAAATTAATATTTTTAAGTATATGAAATGATAAACAAAAAGCAGTTTATGCTGTATCAAATTAAAACGGGAAATTCAGTAGAAAACTTTGATAGTAACAGCAGTAATTAATGACATTATCACATTAATATGAAACCCACATATCACATATCAGAAGTATTTTTAAAGAACTGCAAAATTTTGACTACAATCCTATCAGCCAGGATATCGCAGTACAATGGAAATATTACAGCAATAATCAATTAATTGCATAAGATCTACTTTTATATTTCATCTTTAATTCACGGGTAGATTAATCATTGGCAGAATTATAGAAACAACTTTAACACACTTATAATTAATACATTAAACTTAAAAAAAAAGAATGATTCGGATGTTAGTAGAGATCACCACTAAGTAGCCTTTCATTGTAAATATTATTTTCATGTTACTATTATTGCAACCTTCTAACTAGTCATATTCAAAACTCAATTTTGACCCATTACTAATCAACCCCATTGACAATTTCATTGAGATAACATTTTAAGCTTTCAACTTTCAACAAAAAGACACTTCCAGCAGTTCTAATCATTGTTGTAAAATACTAAAAGCTGTAGAAAAATAATTTTGTATTTCTTATCTTTATAGATTATTATCCCATGATACAGATCGTCCATACATTTCCAGAGATAACGGAAGACCCTTTTAAACCAATAGCTTTTGCGAATCAATCATATCCTTACAACCAGATTTCGAGCGATAGACGCTTTGAAGAGCTTCTATACAGCATTGCCAAAGCACAGTTGGGCAGGGCTCAATTTATGGAATTTGATGAGGTAAGCCTGATGTCAGGTGTATCTGAAAAAGGAAGAGATTGTTCACTTTTCTATAATGGAAATACTAATGGACTTATCCAGTGCAAGAAGTACGACAAAAATCTGGATAAAAACAATTTTGGCAAAGAGATAACAAAGTTTGTACTTTACAGTCTTCTAACAGAGGACATCCTTCAGGATCCAGATAACTTCACCTATTTTATTGCAGTATCAAAAGGTTTCACAGTAGATTGCAGCGATTTTATCGATGCATTTAGATCACTGATAGGCACAGAAGAAAGTCTCTCTAGCTGGGTGAACTACAATATCAACAAATATGAAAGTCTCAAACAGCTGCAACTCAAGATAGATGAAACCCTGCAGCAGGTACGTGATGTCCTGTCAAGAATTAATGTAAAAAAGATTAACACACCAGATCTGGATGCCTATCTCAGTGATCCTCGGAGCGCACATCTATGCACCTTATTCTTTGAAGTCAGAACGGTTACCGACAATTCTGTCATTATGGAGGTTAAAGAGCTGCTACTTGAAAAATTAGTAGATCAGTCCAAAGAAGATATAAAGATTGACCAACAGCTTGATACAGGATCACTCAGCTTAAAATCCGAAAGAAATGAATTTTCAGAAATTAATGATTCCCATATCGAACGTGAGGAAACCGATCAGCTTTTCAAATGGATAAAAAAAAATCCGGAAAGAGACAATGAAAACAGGGCGTTGAACCTGTGTCTGCTTGTCGCAAATGCAGGAATGGGTAAAACAGTTATTTTAAAGGATCTTTATGATAGGCTGAGAGCTAATGATATCCCTGTGCTCGGACTAAAAGCTGATAAACTGGCCGCCACAAGCATAAAAGAGCTCCAGGACAAAATAGGTCTCTCTATTCCCATATTCGAGTTTATTGAAAAATGCAAACAAAAGTATAGAACGACAGTTATCTTAATTGATCAGATTGATGCGCTTTCACAGTCCATGTCAACCGACAGATCCTATCTGCAAGTATTTAAGAGCGTAATCGAGCAGTACCGCCACGATGAAAATATCAGGATCATAATTTCTATCAGGACTTTTGATCTCCATTATGATCCTGCCCTACAGGTTTACAGGAATATTGAAACCGTGACGGTTAACCCGTTGACTGAAGGACAAGTGCTTACCCAGCTGGCCAAATTGGACGTACACCGCAACATGCTAAATAGCAAATTGCTGGAACTTCTAAAAATTCCGAATCACCTGAATGTCTTCTCAAGAATTTATAAATCAAACCACGGCAGCCTTGGATTGAAGACACTTCATGACATGTATCTGGAGCTGTGGACCCAAAAGATCACCAATCTCTCCCCTAAGGAACCAGCAGATAGAAAATTGACAAGGGAACTGCTCTATAAAATTGCCGATAAAATGTTCAGTATACAGCACATCACCGTCAGTGAATTGCAATTTGAAGACTATGCGCAAGAATTGAGTTACTTGAAAAGTGAAAGATTACTAAAAAAGGAGGAAAACCAGTTGCAGTTCTTCCATCAGTCTTTCTATGATTTTGTATTTGCAAAACAATTTGTTGAACGTGGGCTCGACCTCAGAGATTATATCAAAAATAACGGGCAAACTCTGCATTTGCGCTCAGCGGTGAAAATGATCCTGAACTATTTACGTGACTTTGATCAAACCATGTACCTTAAAACTCTAAAAGATATATTTTATGATAGCCAGATCCTTTTTCATATCAAACATATGATCCTGTCTTCAGTACTTTTTCATGAAACCCCTTTAGCACAGGAAAAAGCAATTGTTAAAGAAGCTGTAAAGGAATCCTATCACCTTATGATTTTATTCTTTCAGCATGCACATTCTCAATACTGGTTCCATTTTGCAGACAGAAATAGCTTTTTAGAAATTCTTGACGGAAACTTTAATATCATACCCAAAAGCAGGTATCTCCAGCCAAAAGAGCAGACATTATTAAAAAACAAGGCATCAGATTTCCTCCATCGTGCTGCCATACTAGATTACAATGGAAGTTGGAAATTTATTTTGGAACGTCGAGACCAGAGTTTCGCTAGAAGGATACTCAGGGCAACAACAAATTGGGATGATCCCATTAAATACAGCATTTTTGAAGACTGCAAAGACTTTAAGCAAATAGATCCATATGGATATTACCGTACAGTAGACAATATTGCTCATGTCAATCCCAGCTATGCTATAAATCTGATGGCCCAGGATTTATCTAATACCCCCCTGAATGACGGCAGACAGGATCCGCTGGGGCCAGATGTTGTACTGAACACCTTGTTAAAAACTGCACCTACCCAGCTTTTTCCTATCTTGTTTTCCTGTTTCGAAGCTGAATTCAAAACAGCCGAAACTGAGAAAAAATTCTGGGGAAACTATAAATATATGCAGGTTCGTTTCCAGGATAGAGATTTCCAGAAAGGCAGGGCATCCCGCTATACCCTACTGGCCCACAGTCTGCGAAATTCTGCCCAAGCTCGGGATCCTGAGTTTCTCTCTTTTTTTGATACAAATAAAGACTCGGAAATAATGTCGGTTCTCAGACTGCTCATTTTTGCACTGGATTCAGATCATATCTATTATTCAGCACAAACCTTTGAGCTTTGCTCCTACCTCCTGACATTAAATGAAATTTATTACGATTCAACAATTGCAGTGGAAAGCAGAACACTGTTTGAAAAGACTTTTCCTTTTTTCAATTTAGAGGAGCAGTCAAAGATGATCAAACTGATTAAAGAACTGAAATTCAGCCACGAAATCATGATCATCAAACTGGGCAGTGGAAAGAAAAAAATATCAACATGGTGGGGTCTGACCAAATACTGTTGGATAAAAAGACTGCCTGCAGAGATCATTGCTAGTGACCCTGAACTGAAACAAGCAGAACTTGAACTAGCGAGAAGATTTCCAGATTACAAAGACAGGGAAAGAAGCGGTCATGTCATAGCCGGTGTCGTACAGACACCCATACCACCAAAAGCCTATAAACACATGAAGAAGGTCCAATGGCTTGACTCCTTTAAAAAGTATGATGGTTCAAAAAGCGATTTTGACCGTCCTTTTCTTAAAGGAGATATTCAGGAACATGCATACGCTTTAAAAAAATGCGTACAAGAAGACCCGACCGATGAAATGATAGATATAATTAGCTCCGCCCTTAATGATCCCGACATTCAACTCAAATACGCGATATATGGACTTTGGGGCTTATCTGAAAGTGAGGCGGACAAAAAACAGGCACGTGAGCTATTTAAGCAGATTCTGAAGCTCCCGATGAGCAAGGAACTGCAGAGGGTCTGCCGCTACATCGCCGAGAATCTCTCAAAAAATCAAAATGATGATTCCTCCATAATCGATTTCCTACTGTCATGTGCACTTGATTTTTCGTTGGATCATGCTGATCTTGATCCTCTGGAAGAAGAGACCTCAGTGGACAACCTCGTCACTCAAGGTCTTAACACAGCAAGTGGATCTGCGGCATCTGCTCTTGTACATATTATTGACAGCAATTACTTCGATCAGGTTTTCAGTACCCTAAAAATAGTTTTTGAAATAGCTCCTGCTCACTGCAGGGCCGCGGCGCTTTATCAGTTTGCATACTTAATGAATGCTGACCCCGCAAGAGCTTTCGAGATATTCAGTGGTGTGGTCAACAATGAAAACAGCATTCATGTCCTCGCTTCCTCGATCTGGTCAATGCATTATATGGCTAATTATAATTTCGAGGCACTCATTCCGGCCTTTGAAAGGCTGGTTTCTGCAGACTGTCTCGGACAGGATGATAGCCAAGCACTGTTCAATATTTTATATTTTTCCGATCTACATGATAAGACCGATGCGAATGCCTTGCTTTACCGATTTATGGAAAATAATAAATATGTATACTCTTTTGCCATAGGCACTATTCTGCATAATTATTATGCCGTGCCTGCAGCCAAGCAAAAAAGCGATCAATTACTTGACTATGTGCTAGAAAGGTTAACTGAAGAAGATTATGAAAACCAAGGAATAAATTTCAATGAATCGATCAATATCAAATTAAGCGATATAAGTACATTTTTGACAAAATATATCCAGTCGCCTTTCTTTAGGGTCAATGACTCATTAATAGAATATCTCACTTCACAGTGCAAAGATTATCCACATCAGGCCATAGAGCTTTTTGAGATCGTGCTAAACACTGACAAATTTAAAGATGATCAGGAATTTATTGATGTATATACTTCTTCGGGCACAAAATTTATTCTGTGTGCACTCAGTAGCCTTGATGGTAATGATAATGAAAGCATTTCTGCACGCTGGAATCTAACCCTTGCTTTTGACAGGGTTCTTATGGATGATCGATTTTCAAGAGAAACGGAAAAAATTCTGGATGAAGCCAATCTTTAAAAATGACTTCATTTTTCATATTTTTGAAAGGATTTCAAACGTGATACAATACATGACAATCCAAAGAAAATGACAGAAAAGTTCAGTTGTCACCTGGAACAGATATAGATAGCTATCGACTGTTAAATATGCTAAATATTATATTATAGGAAGATTTTATCTTAAGGATAGTTCTTTATTTTTTATTAATCGTCAATACTCGTTCCAGATGTATTTTTTCGCATTTTCATTATCTAAAAATTGCATCATAAAATTTAGCAGAGCTATCATCCTTGCTTCAAACATATTTCATAATGAATATCGTGCATAGAGTCTATGTATAAAAAATGCAAAATTAGACAGCGATCAGTTGTAAATCAAAGAATTCCGAATGTATAAACACAATATGGTTATCCGTAAAAATGGGATTTTGATTTATACTACATTTGTTTGACTAAAAACATATTTATATTTGTAGTTTGCAGCGAAAAAAGGTTAAACCATAATTAGAAAAAACTTTTTTATCACTTTTCTTCTAATTAATCATATAAAACATTTTATAATGAATACTATCTCTAAAACTATGAGCCTAAAAGGTATCACTGAAAATCTAGATATTATATTAAAAAAAAGAAATGGAGGTGCCATAAACTTTAGAGGAGTTCATTATCAGATCTTATATGCTTGTTATTTGATTCTTTTAAAATTAAATAAGAATTCCACTACAAAATATATACAGCTGGAAGGCATAGAAGATATCGACATACATACTTCTCAAGCTATTAGTACAGATTCTGAATATATTCAGTTAAAGTCATCCGTTAATAAAATGAATGCCGGGACTTTTTGGGAACTAGGCGTCCTTCAGAATTTTCTGGAGGTATTCGATAAAAACCCAGAAAGCAGATTCAAGCTTGTTTATAATATGAAAATTGCAGATGGAAATCTTTCTGCATTCATGGGAAGAAAACATGGTGAAAACCTTTCAAAGTATTGGATAGACAAACTGATCACTTTGTCTAAGACAATAAATTTTAATGATTTTGCAGATAGAATTTCTTTCGAACAACAAACAGCAAACGATTTATATTCAAAAATACTGGTTTTGCTCTTTAAGGAATGGAATATAAATAAGGGAACTGAAAACCAATTTCTAAATTCTTTATTTTATAACATACTTATCTGGTCGGAAAACCGGGCATCAATAAATAAAAATGATATCAATCTTCTGTTTCAATCAATCAAAGACTCCTTTTCAAAAGCGCCCATAAACAAAGCTATACGTAACAATTGGATCTCTAAAATATCTTATGAACATACGGGAAAGCAATCAGATGACTACTATGATGGTAAAGCAGCCAGACCCTCGCACATCACTCAAGGTCTTCCTGTACGAAGAAAAAGCTGGGAAAAGAAGCTGGAGACAGCAATACAAGTTTCAGACATTGTTGTCGTAAGATCTTCAAGCGGGCAAGGAAAATCAACTTTAGCCTGGCAAGTAGGCTACAATTTAAAACACCATTACACCTTATATCAACTCAATGCTTGCAAAGACACGGACGAAGCAAATGCAGTAATAGAATTCTTGGACTCAAGAATTCTTATTGGTGAGAATCCGCTAGTTATAATCGATGGTTTAAACAGTTTAGTAACTACCTGGAATATAGTTGCTGAGAAAACAGTTGATATGCCCATTAAATTTTTAATCACAACAAGGCAAGAGGATTGGTTTAGGTTTGGCGCTGATATTTCACGGATCAATCTCACATCGATAGATATTTCTTTGTCAACAAATGAAGCAAAAGATATTTTCGAACAATTCAAGAAAAGAGACAAGATCCATCCGGATGTTAAAGACTGGCAGCCGGTTTGGGAGCAAGTTATGGAAAAAGGTCTTTTGATAGAGTATGCATTCCTTTTAACAAAAGGACAGATGATCCATGATAGACTTTCGTCTCAAATAAAATTGCTCAACGGCACTATTTCATCCCATGCTAAAATTGAAATACTGAGAATGGTCTCATTGGCAGATTGCTTAAACATTAAACTTGAAACCTCAAGGCTTTTGGCTTACATCAAATCTCACATTGGTTTTCAACAAGATCGAGGTTTAATATTACAAGAACTTGAAAAAGAATATTTTTTGAACTTTAATAACCATTTTGTTGAAGGTCTTCATCCTGTTAGGTCAAATCACTTAAAAGATTTATTACACACTAATCTACCTATAGGTGATTCTCTCATAAACCTTCTCAAAATAATTAACGAGGACTACAAATATGATTTTTATATAAATAGTCCGCTCTTATTATTAAATGATAAAGTGGATTTCTATAATGATTTGGCGGACTATTTGGCAGAAAACGACATTTCGGATATGGTGTTCGCTCTTGATGGTATCATGCATGGAGAACCTAAGCGTTATTGGGCCGCTAATAAACAAATCTTTGACGATGTTTATAATGCGGGAGGTATTGAGATCTTTTCAATGGCTACAGTTCCATTCGCTAAAATTACTTTACTTAATGAATTATCAAGTATCCTAGGTGAAAAAGGAGCGATTTTTGAGCAACTTGAAAAATATAAAAGTGAGTTACCAGTCTATTCCTTTGAAAAAAGCGATCTAGTTTTATTTGCAAATTCATTAAAAACTAAACTTGCGAAACGTACTTTACCAGTCAGTTCCTATCAAGGTCTGGAATTTCTGTGCAAATGGTTTAAAGAACTTAAGATTCCGTTAAGTTTACCTTTTATTCAGAACACTATACATATTAATGATTTGCTTCAGTTGGAGATTCAGGAGGCAAAAGAATTTATGTTATACTTACAGCTCAATAACCCATCATTCTTTAAAGATTTTATAAATAAAAATAAGTATACAATAATAAGCTATTTAAAAGTTAATACCAATTCACTAACAATACAAGAGAAGGATGGTAATGTATATATTCACTATCTTCTGTTTTCTAATGAAGCAGACAAAGCAAATGAATTCAGCGTTTTTAGAATCCAGGTTTTCCATGCATTTCTTCCCATATATGAAAAGTATTGCACAGAAGCAATACTCCTTCCCTTTCCATCGGAGGGACTTATTTCAATAACTAGACAGAATTCCATAAAAAACCTAACAAAGGAAGCAATTGGTAATATGTTCAATGCACACCTCAACAAAATTTGGCTGTCTACGATACAAAAAAACTATCAGGAAAGCTCGGCATATGAATGGCAGAGAAATATAATTGATATTCGACAAATTGCCATTGAATGGGCAAAAGACTTTATTAAATTAATAGATTCCCTCTTAGAAGGAAATTACAAAAAGAAAGATAAAGCCTCAGCGTCACTTGATCAGCTTAGAGCTAAGCTCAGTGATTTTCTAACTAAGAAAAAACCTTATCCAAAATATGAGAACAAATATTTTGAGCTAACAAACTATAAAAAAGAAGAACAAGAAATAGATGAATGGTTTGCCTCTCTTGGAAATATTAACGGTCAAATGCTGAATATCTTCATACCTAAAGTGGAACATGATAGAAATATTGCTTTAATAAATATGAAAGCTGTGTATCTAAATTTAAAAATAATGCAGGACGCATTTAGAAAAATTGAAGCCGAGACAATTCCATATTTTGATTCTGAAGGTATCTGTTTACTGGAAAACCAATATTTTGAGAGATTATATGCAACAGTACAATATTATCTTTCTCAACTCCCTATAGAAAGCAAAAACCCGGTACATGTGGCAAAGAAGGAAGCTGAGGAATGGTGGCATCAGGCCAAAACCAAAAATTTGAGCAAGCTTACACAGGTATTAAATAAGATTGAAGAAAATACCGATTATAAGTTTATACTTCCCATCGCTCTTGAAGAAACCGAAACACTGACCTATGCGACTTTCGGTATAGAGAACTTTGATTTTTCCGATGAAAATTCCTTCTTTCAATTATCAATGGATTTAGCATTATTATGTGAACTTGATATCCAATTCTTCTCAATAATATCTGTAAAGGATAACGTGGCTATTGGGGGCATAAGATTTAATAATGATTATTTTAAGGCTTTTTTAAAAGCAAAGAATGGTGACTATGATATTGATCAAGAGAAATTGACTCCACTACCAATATACTTAGAACAAAAAGTCATTATAACATTACCTCAAATTAGTTTACCAACTCTTTCAGTTATCGATGAGGAAAAAGAAAATGTAGCCAAAATATTCTTTGAAGTATGGAGGCTTAGCGAATTTAGGTCCAGATTGGATAAAAATTCAGAAATAGAAAAGATATGGTTGGAAAGTACAAGCTTTCAAAGCAAGAATAAAATAGACAGCCTGATGTTATCCATTAATGTAAAAGATTATAGCAATTTTCAAGATTTTGTTTCCTGTTCATTGGAGAAAAACATTGTATCTTCAACAGAAGAAATCGTTTCCAAATTAATAGAATATTTGAAAAACTAATATTAATTATAGGAAATCTCTCTCCGTATTTTTTTAATCAAATGAGACAGTCTCACTTTTGAGACAGTCTCATAGTAAATTACTTAAAAATATACCCGTAATTAATAAGATGCAAAAGATTATCCCTTTCCGTGCTGTCCGGATTAGATTTTAAAAATAACGGTTTTCCACTGGTTACCTGGACTTCTGCTCCAGCCTCCCAGATTCTTTTACTATAGTTCCATAAATAAGTCTTAGCAATATTTCCCTGCTTTAAAAGTAAATCAACGGCAGCCTGCTTGGTATATTTTTCTGCTAAGCCAATAATGTAACCATCTCCTTTACTATTTTTTTTTCTAGTGTGGATTGCGTAATGTGTAATTACGCCTCCGGAATCTAACCAAATTCCTGAAATTCTAAATTCTGCCATTTTTATAATTTTAATAAGATGTAAATATTTTCAATTTGTATGTTGTTATTCGTACTTTTATTCTACATAGAAAGAGTTCATTTCACCATTAGTACGGGAATAAACAAATATCATTTTCTTGCGGTCATCCTTAATAAAATAGTATCCATTGGTCCTAAAAATTTCATATCTAGTTGTGTCCTCTTTTTTTAATATTGGTTCCTGCTGACCACTAAGCGTAATGTCCTTTCTGGGCTTCAGCTTCATGGTCTGCTCAGCATCCTTTCTAGCACGGACTTCGGCATAAAGAAATGCAATAATAATTGCAGCAACAACGCCAAGATTTTTAGGCCCTTTGAAATATAGATAACAGGCTGCCACCGCAAAAACAAGGAATATGATAGTTGGCAATAACTCAAATTTGTAAGCCGAAAGCAGCACCCAAAATCCGCATAGTCCTAAGAGGACAGTTATTATAACGGCCGCATTTGTTATCCCCTTGATCACTTTTTGGTCAGATTGCCCGTCTTCTTCCTGATCATCAGCCTGTATAGTTTTCTTTTTGAGAATATCGGGAACTAAAATCCAAAGAAATAGCGATAGTAAAGATCCGATATAAATAATCGGCATTGCGTTCTGGTATAAAATCGTAAAAGAATCTTTTACTTCAAAATATTCAAAATAATCGAATTTAAACCTATTCAGGTATTCCCAAATATAAAATAGCCCGAGCAGGGTCGCAATAAAGGTTAAGCTGACAATTTCCAATAATGGCTTGCTAATGCTCGGTTTGTAGGTACTGTTCAAGTCACTATCAACCTTGCGGATTTTTTCTCTTAAATTCTCTGAAATCATAGTATAGTTTAAATTTTTAGTTGTTTGTAAGGCAAATATCAGATTTGTGTGCGCAATCTATTGACACAGTTTAATTAAATGCATAAAACTAATTAACCTCATACTATTTGAAGTAGTCAATACTTACTCTATTGATAGTAGTAATCAAATCTTTCTCAATTTAAAAAATTAAATTTTCCGAATTTGCTCGATTGTAAACTTTAATCTTTCCAGTAGATTATCATACGTAATAATGTCAACAATATTTTTATATTTTCTTTTTACTACTTCAAAATCATGCTTTTGTTCAGAAGATAGATTATTTTCGCGCCCCATAATGATTACTCCACCTGGGTTTGCAATCTTAATATCGAAACCGTCGGGCAATTGTGTCTCATATTTTGCACTTAGAACTTTCTCTCCTTCTACGCTCCAACGATTGAGATAATAAATGTATTTTTCAATTTGCATTACAGTTCCCGAAAGTTCTCTAAGAGGTATATAATTATCCCGGTAAACACCTTTAGTCATAATGGCATTCTCGAAAGGTTTCTTTATCTCAATAATATCAACATATCCGTTTGAATCTACTAAAAGAATGTCAAGCTGTTTATCTTTTATTCCATCTGCTAATCTTGCTTTTATTGGAACCGATCTAAATGCGCATATATATTTTGGATAAAGTAATAAAATGATCTGCAAAATTTCTTCCTGCCACTGATGTTCGCTATACGCATCTTCTTCCTTCAACATTTCTTGCAACTTTTCTAGGATCGTAAGATATTTTAAGAGTTCCATTTCTTGAAAAATCTTACTTAAATTTGTACCATGTTTAGAAGTTTTTGCATCTATGTGTTTTTGAAAGAGCTTTTCAGCATCCTTTACATTATCCAAATAATTTCTTAAAACAGATGAAATTCGTGCCTCAACATATTTTCTTCTTTCATAGGAAGATGGAAAAAACTTTAAAAGCTTTTCGAACTCATTGACGGGAACTGCATTTGGATGATCACCACCTAAATATATATCACTTTTAGATATATTCTTAATTACTTTGAAAACAGATACATCGGAATCTGCAACAAAAAATTTTGTTTTTACTAAAACTTCCTTACTTATAAATATATCGAAGTCATTTATGAGTATTCCTCTTTGAACTTTGTAATAATTACCTGTAACCTCAGCAAAATTAAAATGAGCACATGGTTCCAAATCTGGATCATTAAAATCATCGATATCCATTTCTCCAATTAAATCTCCATTGCTTATTATATCTTTTTCTTCAAAATAAAAAGTCTTTTTAAGTCTCACGAAGCCTTTCGTTTTAATAGCATCTCTTATCCAATCTGTAGAATTTGCAAATTCAGCCGTATAACGCAAAACTAGCGCATTGTCATTTATTAAGAAATCAATCATACTCAGTTATCTTTACATACTTTATATCACAAGTCTTCTTTTAGTTATTAATCGGAGAATCTCCTGTACAATCCATCTTTGTGAATAGTCGCAAAAAAATCTCTTGGACTCCAAAACCCTACATAAGTCAATTCTAATAGAACGCTTATGGTTACTGTATTATCATTAAAGTTATTTTCCAGGGATGATTTGTTGATCTTTCAGATTCATAGTTTCTGTTTTGCCTAATCAAACCATGCCCTCGGAATAAGTGCCTTATAAGTATCGGGTTGGTCAAATGAGCCTCTCCACTCCTCTACCAAATGTATATTAGAGACCTCGCTCCAAGTAGATTCTGAAGCGTGCTCAAGCACAATTATCTGGGTCTGAAATTTATTACTTTCGATGAATTTACTACAAGCTTTAAATATTAGTGTTGTATTTTGAATATCTTCCGAGATTTTCTTTTTTTTATTAAGATCAATATTATCTTTGTCCAGATCCTTAAAATCCTCTGGGAAATATACTTGACTGGGCTGGTCTAGGATCAGAAATGAAGGGATATAATTCTTTTTACCAGATTTTGGGAGATTTAAAAAGTATTCATGTAGTCCTAGCATAGTCGCCAAGTGAAAACACATATGGTTTGCTCCACTCCCCAATTTATATAAAAAGTTAATATTCTTCGACCTAGTATCTTCGATACGGATACCCACACTTACGTCAGGATCTAATAAAACACGTCGTTGTTCTTTATTTTCTATTGGAAGAATTTTGACATAATTTGCAATCGCATCTGATACCTTTTTTAAACAATACTCTTTATCGAATTTATCTTTCAAACTCTTCAGTGATTTCCTCTTGCCAGCTAGTTCTCCTGCAATTCTTTCAAGTTCAGCAGCTAAATTTGCCGAAGGTGAAATCTTTTCCAAATTTTCGAGAACATGTTCAATCTTTCCACTAAATTCAAAGATATCTTGAAGTTTCTTAAAATTTTTTCGATCCTCGTTTCTGAGAATTTGAATATTTGCATCTATTTTTACAATATCCCTCTCCTTAGATTTAATCTTTTCTTTATAATCTCCTTTTTCTTTTTCAAAACTAAAATTTTCAGATCTTGAAGCTTCCAAAACTTTACCATTTTTTTGGCTTTCATTTTGAAAATTAAGAAGTGTATTAATCGCTTTTTCAGACACAGAATCACAAAAAGGGCAGATATTAGTACCTTTCTGCTTTAGCAGCCAATCAACTGGTTTTAACCTTTTATCAATTTCAACTGCTACACTTTCAATATATTCAACTTTAGAGCGATCAAACTGCTGTATTTTCTGTAATCCAACTCTAAGCTCATCTAACTCCCGTGTAAATCGGATACGATCACCATCTAGCTCCTCCAACTTCTCTGAATACCTTATAGCAGATCCCTCTTTAAAGAACCTGTTATTTTTCACGTCCGAAACAACTTTTTTCAACTCGTTTTTTATCAAATTTACACTTCCACTCTCGATACTAATATCAGCGTTTGACAATCCTAGATTTATCGCTTTGGAATAATACTCATAAATGTCTGTTTGCCAACTTTCATATTGCAAACGGAGGTCATCTAATTTTCTGGCTTTTTCTTTCTCCTCACGTTCTAAAACGTCGACCTCACTTTCGAGATTCAAAATTTCATATGATTTATACCCTAAAACTAAAGGGAAAAGTGTCTTTAGGCGTCGTAAATGTTCAAAAGTATCAGTTTTGTAAAATATGGTTGTTGGATTGGCAATAATATTTTGTGGTTGAAACATAAATGCAGTAGTATCTCGGAAGCTTGCCGGAGCATCATCTTTTTGAGATTCATTGTTGATTGAAATATTCTCAAAGCCAGCTTTGACACTCAGATAGTTTTTTACCTTATCTCTATTCGTTTTATATTTACCTGCTTCTTTAATCCATTCATTTGTGTTCAATTTAGGATTATCGCCCTTTCCCTGCACATCATACATATACATCACATCAGAAACTTTATTATCATTTCCTGGGCAGTCCCTCGCTAAAAAAATTGACTGATCTCCTATAGCAATATAGATGGCAAATTTATCAACTTTCTCTCTTATTGTTCCTACAGGTATATCACACTCGCTGCTACCAAGGCAGTAATCAATAATAGAAATAATTGCGGATTTCCCTCGTTGACTATATCCAGTAATAACATTAACCTTGGACTCATGAAATTTAATAATTCTGGGATTCAGGGCCTCGTCAAGTGGATATAGTATAATATTTTTTATCTTGAGTTTCAT